ATGCGAACCCGATGAATCCTGGGCCGCCAGTGGGTTCCCTCTCGAACGCATCGAGGAATTTGCACTCCAAGCGATGGAACTTGCTTCACAAATCAAGTCCGGTGAGACAATCGATGGTAGTGACATGATTTTTTTACCAGTGCGTAATCACTGGCTGCAAAAAGAATTTGACATGGTCGTTATCGACGAAGCCCAGGATATGTCAAATTCTCAACTCGAAATTGCACAAGGCGTATGTCGAGGAAGGATTGCAATTGTCGGAGATGACCGGCAAGCCCTATATGCCTTCCGCGGTGCAGACGCCAATTCGATTGACCGTTTGAAGTCGGAATTGTCTGCTTCGGAATTGGGGCTGAATACTACTTACAGGTGCCCACAATCCATAGTTCGACTTGCACAGGAAATTGTTCCTGATTTTGAGGCTGGTCCAAATAATCCTGAAGGTGAAGTTCTTAATTTACATACAACTCATCTTGTAGGACACGCTGGTCCTGGTGACTTTATCCTCTCTAGGGTAAACGCCCCATTAGTGAGCATCGCAATTAAATTGCTTCGTTCCGGTAAACGTGCGAAAGTCGCCGGCAAGGACATCGGTAAGGGGTTAGTTACTCTTATTCGTAAGTTCAAGGCAACTTCCGTCCCCGATTTCCTACGTAAGGTCGAATCCTGGGAAACCAAGGAAGTTTCTCGATTGAAGGTTCTGCTTGCTGCGGCTACTAACGGACGCACAGCAACTATTGAATCGAAAATTGAGGAAGTTCGGGACAAGACCGATATGCTTATTTCGTTGTCCGAAGGCTCAAAGAATATCGATGAAATAACTACTCGTATCGAGTCGTTATTCACCGATGATGGACAGGGTGATAAAGGGTTAATCGTTTGTTCCTCTGTTCATAAGGCAAAGGGTCTCGAAACGAATAAGGTATTTGTTCTCAAGGATACGCTGCGCTACCATAATATCGAGGAAGATAACATCCGCTACGTGGCTATCACTCGAGCCAAGGAAACATTGGTCATGGTCTCCGATAACATAAGGATGGATTCATGAAATATGTATATTTCTGTGAGAATTTTCAGGGTAATTTCCATGCTGCGGTTGCATTTATCAACGAACATCATCCTGACTGGGATGTAATCGCAATGCAATTCTCTGGCAACTTTACACAGATCGTTTATCGTCGAGAGGAGCCATTGATTGGCTAAGAAGAAACCCGGCAAATATGACCATATCATTGGTGGATTGGATCAACTACCACCAGAGGATCCTAAATACCAAGATAAGATTAATCTCATCAAAGAGAAAATCAAAGCAGAGACGGTGCATACTCCTGAATCATTAGTTAAGGAATATGCTGTTGTTCGAAGCGTAAAGGAGGACTTGAAAGATGAATTATCGATCATTCAAGAGAAACTCACAGCAATCGAGCAACTTCTATACGAGTCCTATGATCATGACGAATTCGGTTGGGGAACTCATGGAGCTTCTGATAATACTATACTCCTGACAGATGGTCGGAAACTTCAAGTCCTCCTCGAACCTGTAGGTAAGGTTCAGGATAAGGAAGCATTCCGTCTCTGGTGTATCAAAGATGGTCTTGAATCTTCACTACAGCTATGGCCTTCTACTATGAATTCCATTGCGAAGGAAAGAGCTGAGAAAGGTCAGCCTGCACCGGATGGAGTGAAGGTCTATTTCCAACCGAAAATTAAATGGTATGGAAACAATGATTAAAATAACAAAAACGGAACGCTACGAAATTTGTACTTTATGCGGTGGTAGAGGACAAGAATCTGCATACGGTAATCAAGGAAATTTGACTGCGGCTATGCTTCAAACTTGTAGATCTTGCGCTGGACTAGGTCGTAAATTGATTGAAGTTATTGAGACAACTGAAACAATCAATGAAGAAAACAAGTCTTCAGAATAATGAACTAACATTATTCGATATTATCGAACGGAATGAAGATCCTAAATTGTGTGAACACAGACGTATGCGGCCAACTATCACGAAATGGCCGAATGACCCAGACCCTCGAATGACCATGACTTGTCTTTCTTGCGGCTATATTCGAGGGAGATGGCCTAGTGAGAATTCTTTAAAGGAGATATTATGATAAAACGCAAACTCACATTAACTGTTCATGATGAAAGTGGTTCTTGGGATGAAACCTATATAGAAGATGAATCTACTATGTTTACTAAGGATCATGAAAATCCTCAGGCAGTTGCAGAGGATATGGTTACATTCTATAACAGTACATTACGTCCTAATGAACTTCCTAGAACCCTTGACAAAGTAACTGTTACTCAAATTGAAGTTGAAGTTGAGGATGAAGAGGAAGATATCTTTGAAGAAGATGAAGAGGATGAAGAAGATGAAGAGGATAAGGAAGAAGACGAATAGTCGAGCGATTTAACTGTAACGGCGGTTAAGTCAGCAATTCATCCGGTAAATCGAATGAAGGAAAACGAAGATGGCAAATGAGAAAACTGAAGTCGCAAAAGTCGAAAAGGAACGAGGACTAGCACCTGCTCCATCGTTTATGGAGAAAGGTGATCGTCGTGGTCTCGAGACAATTACCAAGGAGGATATGCTTATTCCTCGCTTGGGCCTTGCTCAGGCTCTCAGTCCTGAGGTGACCGAGGGTGACCCTAAAATGGTCCCCGGTATGAAACCGGGGGATCTCTTCAACTCGTTAACAAAGCAGATCTACCCTCAGCCAGTCTATGTTCAAATCCTGAGGAAGGATTCCCTTCGTGCAATGGAATTCATCCCTCTCACTGAGAACGCCAGCGGTGGTGTCCGTGATCCTAACGTGCCAATGGGTGATCCTCGTCTCAAGTGGGGGGATAATGGTGAGAAGCCGAAGGCTACTCTCTTCCGTGATTTCCTCGCAGTGATTCTTCCTGGGGAAGGTCATCCACGTCGTGAGATGATTGCACTCAGCTTCAAGTCGAGTGGTATCAAAGTCGCGAAGGCACTGAATGGGTTAATCGCGACGCGTAACAAACCCATCTTCGCTGGCAGATACCAAATCACTTCAGGTCTCGAACTGAAGCCCAAGCCGCATAAGGTCTATCTCGTCGATAATGCGGATTGGGTCACCGAGGAAGACTACAAACTCGGTGAGGAAATGTGGGATGCCATGAAGGATCTTGATGTCAAGATCGACCGTGGTCATCCTGAAACTGCTGGTGAAGAAGAGGACGTTCCGTTCTAATGATTTGTCGCAGGTCACTGGCGTGGTTGGGCGGTTAAACTCTTTCCCCAAAGAGAGACTATGCCGATAACAGTGACCTGCGACAAGGGCCGTTAGCTCAATGGTCAGAGCACTCGGCTCATAATCGAGTGGTTCTTGGTTCAAGTCCAAGATGGCCCACTTTGAATAGACATGGAGTCAAACATCGTGTATGAAGAATATGAGGTTTACGGACCATATTCAAGACCTGATGGAAGACTCCATGTCTGTTTAGTTAAGCGAGATATTAACAGTACGATAATTGAAAGGATGACTGTTTCTTATCCTAAATATAGAATGGAATGTATATTAAATAGATATTTAGAAATAGATGAACAAGTTCATCATAAAGATTTAAACCATGCTAATAATGAAGATAATAATTTTGAAGTTTTAAAAAGGCCTGAACATAGAAAACATCATACAGAAGATATTTCTAAGATAATTTGGATTTGTGAGTTTTGTAGAAAAGAATTTAATCCAACTATTCATCAAGTTAGAAATAAGAAATGTAAACCTTGGATAGGAATATTTTGTTCTCGTAGCTGTAATGGTAAAGTCAATCATTGAGCGAAGGTGGTGGAATTGGCATTCACAGGAGACTTAAAATCTCCCGATCGTAAGATCATGAGGGTTCGAGTCCCTCCCTTCGCACTTCTTCGTTAATGACGGAAAGGATAAAATGGATCAAAATAGTTTGGGTAGAGATCGAGATTTAGTACTAGCTCCTGGTGAGTTCGCCTTCGTGTTAGACACAACGAAGGGGCTTGTGAATACAATAGTTGGACCTAACAAGATCAGTATGTCGAATACTGATCAACCAGTTGTATGGAATAAGAAAGAAAGACGTTTTACACGAACGGATGCCGATAAAGCAATTCAGACGAATCCAATCGCTCCTGAAGGATTTTACATCGCACTGTATAATCCTGCGGACAGTTACCCACGGGATGGAGCTTCGTCCGTCTCTATACCATTGAAGGTAGGTCATAGGGTCAACCTTCCTGGACCAATCCATTTCTCATTATGGCCTGGTCAGATGGCGAATGTCATTCAGGGTCATCACTTGCGCTCGAATCAATATTTACTTGCTCAGGTCTATAATGATACTGAAGCAAGTGAAAACTGGAAGAAAGCCGTAGTAAAACCACAAGATGGTGACGGTACCCCAACTCCGGTAGCTTTATCCGAGATGAAGAAGTTCGTTCCCGGGCAATTGATTATTATCAAAGGAACGGAAGTTGCCTTCTTCATTCCTCCTACGGGAGTTAAAGTTGTCCCCGATGAGAATAAGAACTACGTACGTGAAGCTGTTACTCTCGAACGTCTCGAATATTGTATTCTCCTCGGCGAGAATGGCAACAAGAGATTCGTTCAAGGGCCGGCAGTCGTATTCCCGGAACCCACTGAGACTTTCGTATTGAAGGATGGTAGCCGAAAGTTCAGGGCTATTGAACTCAATGCGAATAGCGGCTTATACATCAAGGTAATTGCGGATTACAAAGATGGTGATAAACAATACAAAGTCGGTGATGAACTCTTTATCACTGGAGCTGAACAGGCCATCTATTTCCAACGCGAAGAACATAGCATCATTCGCTACGGAGATCAAACAAAGCATTACGCTGTGGCGATCCCACCGGGGGAAGGTCGTTACGTCCTCGACCGTAACACTGGCGAAGTGAATCTCGTCCGTGGGCCACGTATGCTCTTATGCGACCCACGCAAGGAAGTCATCATTCGTCGTGTTCTTTCTGAGAAGACTGTTCGTTTGTGGTATCCTAACAACGAAAAAGTTGTTGCAGTCAACAAGGAACTCGAGGAACTGAATAAAGGTGATGGATCATCCGCCTATGAAGTTGGGCGTCCTATTACAGCATCCATGTATTCCAATTTCATGGTGCAGGAGGATGCTCAAAAACTGATGAAGTCTACGAGTAAGAGTATCGCTGGTGATACTTTCGCACGTGGAACTCAATTTACACCACCACGTACTATCACTCTCGATACCAAATATGAGGGTGCCGTCTCAATCGCAGTTTGGGCAGGCTACGCTGTTCTAATTGTGAACAAGACAGGGAAGCGTCGTGTAGTCATCGGCCCTGAGAATGTCCTCCTCGAATACGATGAGACGTTAGCTCCTATTGAATTGTCAACAGGAACGCCGAAGACTGATGTTAAATTGTATCCGACTGTATACCTACGTGTGCGTAACAACAAGGTATCCGATCAGATGACAGTTGAAACACAGGATTTAGTTCAAGTTACATTGACTACTTCCTACAGAATGAACTTCGAAGGTGATGATCAAAAGTGGTTCTCTGTCGAGAATTATGTTCGACTCCTATGCGACCATATGCGGTCGATCATCCGCAATGCCGCAAAGAGGAAGAACATCACCGACTTCTACGGTAATACCATCGATATCATCCGCGATGCTACATTAGGTATAGCAGTCGATGGAAAACGCCCCGGTCGAACATTTGATGAAAACGGAATGCACGTATACGACATCGAAATCCTCGATGTTTCTATTAAGAATCCTGCTGTAGCCGGATTGTTGGGGAGTGCTCAAACGGATGCTCTTACCTCTGCATTGAAATTATCGAAGGAGCAGAGGGACTTAGAATTCACGAAGGAAAGCGAGAGGCTCAAACGTGAATCGGCTACTGCTATCACTGAGACACTTGAGAAGGCCAGTGAACTAGCATTAAGAAAGACAGCAGCGGTTACAGCTTCATCGTTAGCTGAAGTTGAGTCGTATGGAGAAATAACTTCTCAGAAATTAGAAGTGCAAAAAGCTGAGCAGTTAGTTCTCAATGAGATCAATACACAAACTATCGCTAGAGAAGAAGCGATAGCGAAGCAACAAGCCGATGCAAAACAGCGACTCGTCGATGTCGAACTCAAACGAATCATCGGTGAGACCGAGGAAATCGTCAAGAGAGCTGCGGCAGTTGATGATAAGTTGGCAGTTGCTCTTACTGCATTTGCTGATCAAGAATTGATTGGTAAGATGACAGTAGCACTGGCTCCTATGGCTGCGATGAGTGGAGTCAGTACAGCGGACGTTCTGTCACAATTGTTTCGAGGAACGCCATTCGAGGGTGTGATGAAGACGTTAGGCACTCGTTCAAGAATGCCTACTGGCACTAGTCAGTAAAGATGGGCGGTTGAGCCGTGGAACTTGCAGTAGGTTCCACGGCTATTTTCATATGAAGGAAACTATGATAGAAATAATGCTAGTTTTAATCGTTCTAGCTTTGATAATCGGAGGATTAATTACTTGGGGTGCTCCTCTATTCGCTATTCTAGCTACTGTATTAGTCATAGGGACTACCCCTTTCTGGATTCTTTTATTCTTATATTCTTGCGTTTTATGTTGGACTTTAGATCATGAAGATGATGATTTTGGTTTTGGTATTTCCACAATTTTATTAATCGCTATCTTATTATCATTTGAATTCTTTAGTGAAAATAAACCATTTACTTATCTATGGGATCATCCATGGATTGCTATTGAAATCTTCTTAGGATATTTTGTAATTGGTGCTATCTGGTCTATAGTTAAATGGTGGTTTTCTGAGACGAATAGATTCCAATTAACGAAGGAAAGATTTATAGAACATCACAGTATTAAAGGAACAAACATTCCTCCAGAATATATGGATAGATGGGATGTCTATATGACACATGCTAAGACTGATCCCAGTAGGCATAAAACAAGATTCTTATCATGGATTACGTATTGGCCGTGGAGTCTTATCTGGACGATGATTAATGATCCTCTTAAGCGTTTAGTCAAGAGGATATATCAGGAGCTCTTAGGAACTTACCAGAAAATTACGGACAGGGTATGGAAAATCACGTAATTTATGCCGGTATAGCGCGGCCCATACCGCGCTTTACAGGGCATATTAGACCGCATTTACAGCCCTCTAGGGCCATTCAAATGGTAGTTATAACACGGCAATAGCCCCATACTATGCTATTGCCGTGTTACGGCCCTATAAGGCAAATTTAAAGCTCCGCCTGTAACCTATTGTAAACAAAGGGGGTTAGCGTGTTCTTGAAAAAGGGATACCACGGGAAAGGTCAGATACAGCGAGAAGAATTTAAATATAAGTATAGAAATCGTATGAAGATATGTATTGGGTATCTTCCTTTACGAGAAGTTCTATATGAAGGAAAAATATATAAGGTTCGTATTAGATGTGAAAAGAAGTTTTGGACTACAGATCCTACAAAAGTATTCTGTAATGATAGTTGTAGATTGAATTTTCATTATGAAAGAAGAAAATTAGAAAGATCAATGGATAAATGATTATATGACAAAACGGATAGTTAGATTTGATTGTCCTTATCTTAAATGTCAATGGCCTAGATGTAAAGATGATATTAGGCATCCTTCATGTGCATCAGTTATGTATCAGACTAGGATGGAAATAGCTTTCAGCGTTGATATTGCTCCTCGTAAGAAAAAGAAAATTAAGAAGTTGTAATCGTTAACAAACTGTGCTACACTAAATTTATATGGCATTTCAAAAGGTAATGCTTGCTCATCCGATGAAACCAGGATTTATCCTGAATCCTGGTGAATACAGTGCAGAGGAAAAAGTAGATGGAATCCGTATCGAATGCGAGATCGAGACTGGTTCCTCGAATCTCTTCACCAAACGTAAGATTACACCGTGGTCTCGATTACAGAAAATTCATCCTCTCCCTACCCATATCATGGAGGATCTAAGCGAATTTCCTGAGTCCGTTTTAGATGGAGAGATCTATGTCGAGGGGAAACGTAGTTATGGTGCAGTTGAGCTCACCAATCTTCCCGATCTCGTCTTTTGTGTTTTCGATGTAATTAGCATAGCAAATCAACCGACTACTCACTTGAAGCAATTTGAACGTCGAATGATCCTAGAGGAACTATTTAAGTCGGTTAAAACGTCTTCCGTCGTATTAAATCCCTCGACTAACGTCAATACAATGGACGAAGTTTATGCTCTTAGAGATGCAGTTTGGGCTCGAGACGGAGAAGGGCTTATTCTAAAGAGACGTAATGCTGTCTACCAACACAAACGTTCAAAGGATTGGATAAAAATCAAAAAGCTTCAATCTGCCGTTCTAACTGTAATTGGTTTTCAGCCTAGTCGAGGATTAATCAATGACAGAGGGCCATATGCTACAATCATCCTACGGGATGATAGTAACGGAGTCGTAACTACAGTAAAAACTCGTAATGACGAGGAATGCCGTAAACTTGAGAAAGAAGCTATCCCAGATAAAATACATCCAGCTATCGGTAGAAAACTCCGAATTGAATTTCAAGAGAAAACGCCAGATATGAATTTTCGTCATCCTCGATTCGACCATTGGGAGGATGAATGACTAGAAGTCGCCAAGATTACGATATTTTAAAGAAGGAGGTAATAAGTCTATATACATCTGGTCAAAAGATTTCTGACATTGCCAAACAACTTCATGTAGGAAAAGGAATTATTGGTCTAATTCTTCAAAGAGAAAAACTAACAAGAAAAGATAAATTTGGAATTGATAATCCTAATTGGAAAGGAGGAGAAATAATTAGAAATGGATATTTCTTAATCTATAAGCCTGATTATCATCGTAAGTCATGGTTTCCATACGCTAAACGTGCTGATATTAATTTAGAAGAAAAACTTGGAAGATTACTTTTACCAAATGAAATCGCTCATCATATAGATGAAAATAGATTAAATGATCATCCAGATAATCTTGAGCCTAAAGATGAAACTGAACACGTAAAAGAACATCATCATAAAAGAATAGAAAGAGGTGCTTATAAAGATAGTCACATATTACAACCAAGAGGAAAAGACGGAAAATTTAATGAGGAAGATAAATGAAAAAGAAAACTGCGTCACGTAAACCGAAGGTTAAAGAACGTCGAATGACAAAATTCGAGATGATTACTCAACAATCGATTCAAGATTATAGTAATCAGAGTACAAAGGACATCACTCGATATCGAGACATTCTATCGTGTCAATTGAAATCTGTGGAAGAATTAGCTACAGAATGTAGTGCTCGCTTACTACAGGCTAAGTTAGACCGTTCCATCCTCGAAGCTAGAATCTTAGGTCTAGGTATTGTCATAGATCGAAGATGAATAAGAACTAGGAACGGATAGGGAAGCCACACCCTATCCGCCCTTGTTACGTCTTATCAATGGGGATCCTCATATTCCCCCTATGAGAAACTCCCGTCCCATCAATAAGTTACGTCTCCTGTAATGTCTTGAGCCATTCCCGGAGTTCTGAAGACTCTTTATCTAGCAACTGAGCTTCCGTTAAAAATTTCTTGATCAGATCAAAATCAGATGGAAATTCTGATTCTGCTACAGTAGGGTTTGCATTACGAGAAGCATCTCGTACTGCGCGAGCAGCATTAATAGACTGAACTGCTAAAGTGACAAGTGAATTAATTGTTGTTAGATAATCCATTTGATTTCCTATTGGAATGAAAGAACGGCGACAAGAAGATTGATAACTGTTCCTAGAATCTCAACGACCTTTTGTCGTCCATTTTCTTCACTAGGTGCTATAGAAGCTTGCATTAAAGAATTTTGAATTGAAGTTAATATCAATTTAGCTTTGGTAAAACCAGATTCTTGTAATGCGGCTGTTTGAGCTTCATCGATTGCTACTAATACTAATGCCAGCTCTTGAGAGAGTTTACTAGCTTCCTGAATATGGGCTACGACCTTATCAGTATCCGCAGGAGCTAAACATGGTTGAACAACTCCTGGTTGACACGTAGCCTGTTTAAGAGCAGGTAGAGTTGTTCGGAGAGCTGCAATGACCTGAGTTCCACGAACAGCCATCTTCCCCTCGAAGGAGATGTCCGGTGGGAGTTTTGGTCCACATGCAATGAATATAGAGATCAAGAAGAATAAAAATAGTTTCAACATAATCATCCTTTAAAAGAAACGACCGGTTAATAATCCAGTACCACGAGGAGGTGTCCCTGCTCCATTTGAGACATTATCTCCTGAATATAATGTCCATTCAGCAATATTGCGTGGAGGAGAAGGATCCCAATCTTTGCAAGTAGATGTCACAAAGATATTATTCTTCCACCAATATTCAATTCCACCGTAGCGATTGTTACCATGTTCCCATGTAGCTACATCTTCTGGTAGATGCTTGGCAAATAATCTAGGAAGTTCACGGAATCCCCATACAGATTCTAATGGTTCGAGGGATCGAACTGAAGGACCAGCAAATTGATTGCTTGCCTGTCCAGTGAGAGCGTGCATAGCGTAGAGTGCTGTAAGAGCAGCAGGATCATTCATTGGGTCAAATGAATCATATCCTGGACCAGCAGGTTCACCCTGCCAGAATGGTTTAGGAAATCCTCGATAATCTCCTTCCCAATAAACTAATCCAAAAGTTCGTTTAAGATTCATTTGGAAAGGTGATCTAGTCGTATGCACTACACATACATTTCCATGAGTAGATGCTAAACGAAGAGAAGCTGGTTCCTCATTTTGAGGGATTGCACCTTGCCCCGTTAATATCCCTGGAATTGCATCAGACCATATTTTTAATACACGTCCCATCTGTTCGATAGACGAAGGACTATCACTTCCATGTCTATTAATGGGGAATTCATTCGTAGCTTCGACAAAGGCTATTACAGTCGTTCCACCTTTTTGTTTACAGATAGAAGAGACTTTACGATGGAATTCTAATTCTATTGTAGGATCTTTACAGATTATTTGAAAGTCACCTACAGTGATATGGAGACGTATATTCCTAGCAATGCAAGCATCTAATAATTCACTGAGTAGAACATCGTAATTTGGCCATGATTGAAGAATATCTCCGTAACGATCACTACGAAGCATATTACCAGTATACCACCATTTCTGGAATGTAATAGGAACTACTTCACGTCCGTCCCAGAAATCAGACCAACCACCTACAGCGAGGAAAATCCTAATCCCTTGATATCCTGCTTTTACAATCTCATCCAACTGACGATAGAATTCATTCGGATCGTCCCGAAGTATACGAAGAGCTGGGAACCAGGATGTAAAAAAGACACGACGATATCCTGCATCATCTCGGAATAGTTTGTTTTCTATACGGAGTGATCCTATAAAAGGACGATTATCCGTTACAGGAACTGGCATCTGACTACGCCATATTTTACGAATTTCTTGTAGAACAGCTTCCCATGCTTCATCAAGATTCATTCCATTAGCGCGATGCATACGGAATTCACTGCCCCAACGAACATAACCAATTGCATCTACAGATTGTGGTTTATTAGGATGTTCGTTCTGATAAGTTCCTCGAAGTGCGTTAATAAATGGTTCACAATCTCTGTCCATCTCAGGTGCCCATGGAAGATCATATGGACCTGGTAATGTTGGGTCTGGTTGTCTTCCTGAGCGTATTGCATCAATCGCATTCGAAATTGTAATCCATGTATTATCTTCAGATATTCCATTCGCCATGTGCATACGAAATTCGGAAGGCCATCGGACTGCCCCTATGAAATCTATATTTCCTCTATCATATCTTGTCTGTAATTTCTCCCAGAATCTAATTGACTGTTCATCTCTTTCAGGAGGCCACGGTGGATTGGTATTAGGCATAATGTCCTTTAGACTGCTTCAGTAAATGATTTTGCAACTGGCTTCCATTCATATGAAGAATTGCGAAAACCAAAATGTGCGTCAATTGAACTATCATTTCCATCATTCAACTGATAGGCAACTACAATCTCTATTCCTTGGTTACTGAAAAATTTTCGTTCCCATTCCATATGATTTGCAACTGCTTCTGGCGACCAACCATTTTGTGTATCGTGATATCCTACTTCAGTAATCGCGATAGGACGACTATACCCAATAATATCACGAAGACGTTTAATTTCTTCCTCTCGTGAAGAGCTTCCTTTATGGGCATTTAAAGGTGAATTCCCATCTGGATATCGATGAACACTACAGCAAGCAGACGGCCATGAATTCCATGGTAATTTCTGTAAGAAGTCAAAACCACGTTTATGTAGATTACTTACTGCACCTAGATATAGACGCATATCTAATTTAAGTGCTTCTTCGACACAACGATAAGCTTCTCTTGTATACGATTCCACAATCCATTTATTGGATGATATATCTGGCTCATTACCGAGTTCGGCTAAAGTTCCTTTAGGTAGATGTTTCAATTGTTCAGCATAACGAACGATACATAATGGCTGCATCCCTGCATCTATAACTTCTTGAGCTAGAGCATCCCCTTTCTGCGGTGATACTTCTTGTATATCTAATCGTAAAATGGTAAATCCCTGATTTTTTATATCATTCAATAATTCAGGACCAAGAAAATCACCGAACCCACATTGAAGTCCTGCTGCTGCTTTAATAAATGTAGGTGACGGCATTATTTTTCTCCTAGTCCAACGAAATAGACTACTAAACCAACTCATAATTATCCTTCATTAGTAGATACTTCACCACTATCTGTAAGCCAAATTCGTCCTGTACTAACCATCTCAACATTAACAGGCCAACGTATTGATGTAAGACGCTTCTTTAAAATCCATACAGACCCTATTGTATTCGACTGATTAGCGCCAAGAATATAATAAGCGTCTTTACGTTCCCCTCGATATAATCCTACATGATGACCTTCAGGACGACTGAAAGTCATGATGCATCCGAGGGTGGGGATAGCAATGGCATGTCCCCATGTCTCGAATGATTTCGCTCTTAATAAATCATATTTATCGAGAGGGATGGAATTCCCTACAGCTAGTGGGAGACCACAAACAGAAAGAACAGCGTTAAGAGCAAGAGCACACCACGGTTTATCATCATTATCATACCACTTAGGGCCATTTATCATCTTATTCCAATTTAAGATGACAGGATTACTTTTAGGCCCAGGAATTTCTTGGAGACCTTCTGCGAATCGCATGACGTTAAGCCAAATAGGACTAGTCATTTTGGATCTATAAGAATGAATCCACAGATTAAATTACCTACATTGCTATTAGCATGTGTTCTTGTTGCAGTTACAGTAGATCCACTTAAAGCAAGATCTGCTGTTGTTTCAAACGGTGCTGCTAGTGCCTGATTAAATGTGACTTCAAATCCTAATGATACTAGAAATGCTTTTGAATGGAGAGTTAATCCTGTGTTTACATTATTAGTTACCACTGTTTCTGCTAATGTGATAGAACCATAATAAAATGGTTGATGAAAGAAGAGTCCTACAAATTCTTCAACTACGAGTGTCGTACGTGCAGCTAGACCAGGATTTCCTGAAGAATTATGAAAATCATGAAATCTCACATTTGTGGCAGATGTTAGATTTATTCTAAATCTATAAAAATGATATAATTCTGCTCCTTGCGTAGAAATTCTTGTATAGTTAGTGTCTACTGATGCTATGGTAACATCTAGAGGAAGAGTTGTTGTATTTGTAACAACAATTTTCTGTAATGATTTATATAACGATGGAAGAAACATTAGAAGATTCTCCAATCATTAGTAGCTGAATCAGGTATAATTTCTAATGATTGATATTGAATAGTTACTGTGAATGTAGCAGCTCCTATAATTGTACTAGGTGAAGTCGGTGTTAACGTGATAACACCTGTTCCAATATTAACTATACGAAGTCCATTCACAGGAACTTCTATAGAAGCATTATTCGCAGCGGGTAAAGATAAAACGAATGTACCAGTACATTGAATAATGGTCCGAAGATTCACGTCAGCAGGAGTTACTGCATACGTACCAGATTTATCCAGAATAGTCCAGAATCTATGTAATGCTATAATATTGTCTTTGACATAAGTATTATAATCACTAGCTGTAGCCAATTGTCCTGTCGTTACTGCGGGAGGAGGTGTATATGACATTTAATTTCTCTTGCTTTTAATCAAAATCCGTAGTAAGTAGTCTCTCCCCACTCAGATTGACCAGCAATTCCCCATAACCAAACTTCAGAAGAACTTGTAGGAGATAATCCCCATGTACATACAAGAACATTATTTGACTGTATATCTAGTGATACAGATTGAATTAGACCTATAACAGAAATTAATCCAGTCATTTCTTCCGTGATAGTAATTTTATCACCGGGTTCACGTTCTAGAGCTTGAATCATTAAATCATTAGTTATGGCTAAAAATGAAATAGATGATACTTGTCCTTCAGTAAGTTCATATATCTGACAGATTGTATCTGCTGCTGATTGTGCAACATTAATATCATCTTGATAAGGTAAATCTATATCTAATGGTCTAACTCTTCTCGTATCAGTACCAGGAGGATGTATATCTGCTGATATAACAGTTTGTGGTCCTGGGTCTCTTATAGCTTTTCCTATAACTTTAAGAAGAATAATATAAGCTGTAGATCCTCCTGTATTAGTCAATAGAAATTTAGCATTAGAACTATATGGAGTCAATACAGCAGTTATATCATCTGTAATGTCAACTCCTACAGCAGAAAGAGTAACAAGTTGTCCGACTGTTGTTGCAGCGATTAATCCTGGTTCTTCAATCGTAATAGAAGTAGGAGTCTGCCCACCGACTGTACTTACTACAGTATAGGTATTACCACCGATGGAAATAATATCACGAGAAAGAAATGATCCAGTAGATTTTGTGACTCTTCCACCCGTTCCAGCTACAGTTACCGATACAGGAATGGAAAACGTAGTAGGTGAAAGAACGGTAATAATTCTCTGACCATTTATTGTAGGACTAGATCCTACTACAGAAGAAATTGTGACACTTTGCCCGGTTGTTAACCCATGAGCTCCAGTAGTTGTTACAATTGAAGGATTAGCTATAGAATTTGAAACAATATCAGTAGAGACAGGAGCTACAGAAGTAACGGCGATTACCGTTGTACCTATTGGATTGACTCCGATAACAGTTGTTCCTGTACTATTATTCGTTCCAAAGGAATGCCCATCTTTTACGGTACTTGCTTTATAATGAACTCCAGGAACTAATTGCGTAACAATCTCCAATCCTCCAACTGAAGTTTCTCGATCATTTGGATCTGTATACTGTACTTCAAGTTCACGTACTTCAAGAGATTCTAGTGTAATAGAACTCTCGAATGGAAGACTATATAATTCTTCTATTGGACTAGCAGATACTGATCTTGGATGAATATCTATTCTTACTAAATTGAATGTATTCTCTAAAGACGATGGTACTACTAATTCGTGCATATTATTATCAAATGAGAATTGACTGACTCCAATTGTATTACTGTGACGAGTTCGATAACAAAATGTTCCATCACCTTTTATAAATACATAACCAAGAGAGCTGACTGCAAGATCTTGAATAACAGTAAGCGCAGGAACACCTTCACCTAAATTATCTAATGCGATAGGAAATGTATCTATACCAGTATCAATATCACGTATTGATGGTTGACTCTCATCTGGTAAACTATCTAGAATTAAGTCAATTAATTCAGCTTCCGTTTTATCTATTTGAGTAGCTATCTCTCGAACATCAGATTCTACTAAATCTTTAATATAATCGTAAGCTACTACATGAACCTTCTTCGAGGAATACATTCCAGCATCAGGATCTATTGTGTCTATCTTGCCAAAGAATTTAATATAATTTATCCCAAGGAAAGTAAATATAACTTGAGTTCTAATTCCAAATGTCCATCCTTCACATACATTAGGATGTCCTGGAGAGAAACATCCTTGACCTTCTGTAGCAAGAGCATCGTTTCTTAATGTGAATGAAAGTGTTCCTGTAGACGCAACACGATCTAAAGGACCATTTCCTTCTATTCCATATTTTAAACTTAGTCCTTGAGAAGCCATTGCATTTAAATCAAGAGCATTTTCTACGACATCGAAAGTATCAGAATCGAATGAACGAATATTAAAGGATCCTTCATCAGTATCGAGTGCAGCTTCGATTGCGATTGAGTAATACGGAGCCATTATTCTTTTTCGATAATTAAACTATCGAGGAATAAGACATCTTGCGCAGATATATCGATATTTTCTAATAATTCTAATGTTAATAATAACCATTTATCAATTGTGACTGAAATTTCTGACAATTCATTTATTTGTTTAACGAATTCTGGTATTTTATCTTTAGCAACTTCGAATATTTCACCATTTACACCTTTTGCTAATTCTTCTTTTGTAGGTTCTCTTTTTTCACCTAATTCTTTTATAAATTCTTCTCTCTTAAGATGATAAATAGAAGTTTCTTCTTTTACAAGTTTCATTAATTTAGCTAGATGATAAGCAGTCTTAATAGATACAGATTGCTTACCAATCGTATTTAGAACTTCTTCAGCTTGGACTAATTGTCCTAATTTAATTTCCATATTTACACCGAATTAAGAATCACATCAATTTCTGCCTGTTTCGTAGGTGATAATGCTTCATATTTATCACGAAATGAAGGACCATCAATTGCTCTGTATGTTTGAGCCCTTAATAATAGAAGATTTGTAATCTCTTCTTGTAATTGTTCAGCTTTATTAAATTGTGGAGCAGGTCGTTCACTACCCATCCGATTTAATGTTTTCTGTTCCTTTAGATCAAGTGTAACAATAAAAGTGTCATCTGGTTTCTTAATAACTGTTGCCATTGTTACTCCGATTTAAAAATTTATTACGTATCTACGACAATTGTTTTTACAGTGCCGTCGCCAAATTTTATTTTTAAGTCGCCATCAGCAGTATCAATATAGATTAATGCGAATCCCGCTAGTGTAGCAGGTGCAGTAATGCCATCCTTGAGACCAAAGCCACCATCAGCAGTAAAACGTGCCCATTCCGTAGTGCCGCCTGAAATAAATCTAATAGTGCCAGCCGCATTCGATGCACTAAGCACGAGTGGTGCCGCTGCTTGCTGTAATAGAAGTAATTCCTGAGCAATTCCACTAGCACCAGCAGTATTGCCGCTACCGTAGAACATAAGATAGCAGTTACCAACGTCATTGGATAGTTGAATGACTGCACGGGCATTCGCAGCGTTTGAGCCATTGACAACACGTAAAGCCTGATCTCCATTAACAGTAGCAGAGATGAGATGAGTGCCTGCCCCATTAAGTGTTATCAAACCGGCTGATGCAGAGAATGTCATTCCCTTGCTACTGCTATTAAGGATGTTAAAATTCAATGTGCCGTCACCGGAAGTATCTTGGAATATACCCCAGTCACCAATTCCGGCGTAAGCTCGTCGCGAGGTAGCGTGAGTGCTAGGAAGAATAGACAGGTTTATCGGGAACTGTGTTGCCTGAGCGCTAATCGTCACGACACCGATCCCTGAAATTGTCATTCGTAAATCAGATCCAGAGCCACCAGTGTAAAACGACATAGCTTTATTGGCGGCTGAGGTGACTGCAGAATAGATACTTAAACCATTAGTATCATCCCTATATAGACCTCCCTTACCTTGTCCTGTAATACCAAACTCTAGTTGGTCGACAGAACTGTTTGCTGTCTGGATTGTAACTAGCCCTATAGTGCTGATATTTACACGTTCTACGCCGGAAGTATAGAATCCAACCTGGCTCCATTGAGCAGCACGATAGCCGCCGACTACGAGAGTCGTCCCAGCAGAATTATAACCAATTGAATCCCAACTACCAACGTTGAAAGCATCACCAAAACCAGATGTAACTGTCCCCGCTGTATTAGCTTTGATTACAGATGTTGACGAAATTATACCAGAGAATGTTGCAAGTTGTGATGCACCAAATGTGACTGCTAAAGCATTACGTGAATAAATTCGAACATCACCTCCTGCTGCATTTGCTATTATAGAAAGCCCGGAAGTTCCACTAGCTACTATATCGGAAGAATTTGCAATTCTAAAACCAGATGTAGTAAATGTAGATGAAGTTGAAGTCATAGATAATGTAGCAGCATCACTCTGAGCATCAATACTCGCTATATTTCCTGTTCCAGCAGCGGTATTTCTAATTGATAAAATATTAGATCCAACTCCACCAGCATTAAATATATGACTACCAAGACCAAAAACAGTAAGAATATCATTTATAGTGACAGTTGGAAATACCCAAACACCGGCATTGGTCATACTCCCCATAACGGAAGTTCCACCCTGATCATAGAATCGAATTCCGCTAGTATCACCTGTTAAACGAAGAGTGCTACTTACACCTCCTATAGAAGGACCCGGTCGTGAAGAGCCAGTACCATTGAATTGTATACTATCATTAGAAAATATGCCACTATTATCAATATAAAAAGTTAAAGAAGAATCAGGAGACGTAAATTCAGTTCTTAAACTACCGTGATTATAAGTAATACTAAATTTATTCACACCATTTTGTCGCCAATCAATTTCAGGGACAGCTGAAGCAGATCCATCTAATATTAATTTTGGGGTTGCTGATGTGCCAGAGATCCCAATAGTAGCAGAACCACTGGTAACAGTAAGTAAACCAATAGAAAGAGTACTAGACCATGCAGGAACAACTCCTGCCCCAGAAGAAACTAGGACATATCCAGTAGGAACAGAAGCAATTGCATCAATAACACCAGCAACACCCTGATGAAGGATAGCGCCTAAATTACTTCCTACATAAATATGATTATCATTCCATTTAGTTTTACCTATAAGAGTAGTATCAATAGGATCTATCTTAGTTGATACATAAGAATGTGTAAGACCCATTATTTTTTATTAACTCCACGTAATACCATCGCATCTGATACCGCAATCTTCATTGCTCTAGGAAGATCCTTAATAAGACGTTTTAATATATCACCATCATTATTACTAGACCCAAGTTGAGTCGATGAACTATTTCTATTACTTTGAAAATTTACTTCAGTAGTTTGAAGAGAAGATGTTAATCCACTACCAAAATTACGGAAAAATGATCCTCGAGCAACATCTCCTCCAAAACGAGCAGCATCTCCGTTTCCATCCCCACCACCACTCCCATCTCCGCCTCCGCCTCCATTATCACCTCCGCCGCCTCCACCTCCACCGCCTCCGCCGCCAGGACCTACAGGTGGTAAATTCACTCTTTGAAAATATTCAAATATATTATACTCTCCATCAGGAATTCCTAATATCCTTGATATAAGAATATCCATTTTCCCTACAAGAGATTCTATTCCAGCAATGAGTTTATCAGTTGCTGACATCCCATCTACTTCCCATATCCCTAATTGTACACTTTGATCTATCATACTTTGAGTATTTGCATCTAATGGAATACCGAGACGTCTGGCTTCTGCCTCAGCAGCATGTAAATATCCTTGCATTGGCAGAAGAGCATCACGAGTATCTCCTCCTAAAATTTCTACTTCTCTTTGTAATCTTACATACATCTCGGTTCCTGTTCGCTGCATCGCTGCGAATGATTCAGCATTACCAAGACCCAATCTACCCATAGCTCTTAATGAAGCTGCATGTCCATCAATTGCAGCCATTAATTCTGGATTCTTTTCTAATATTGCTCCTGCAATGAGTAAATGTTTGAGAGCTACATTCTCTACTTCTAAACCAAGATCTCGATATGCTTTTTCAAGGAGGGCTAGACCAGGAGCGGCGGCTGCTAATGCTTTACTGTAATTACCAGTTGCGACCATAGCAGCTTCGAATGTGATAATAGCCTGATATCCTAAATCTGCTAATTTTTGTTTAGCTTTTTCACCGGCACTAAATTGATATTGTAAAGCTAGAGTTAATTTATCTTGAGCTTCCTTAAGCTTCTTCGCAGCTTCTTCTAGTTGACTAGTTGTAGCTTTACCAGTAAGTCCTAGATTATAATATTCTATCTTCGCATCATTAACTGCTTTTGTTGCGTCTTCTACATCTTTTCCGATTTTAGCCCATCCAATTGAAAAGAAATCCATAACAGCTTTAAATCCATTAGTCATATCATCAGCTGCTGCTTGTATCTTCTTATATTGTTCTACTACATATTCTATGAACTTTCCTTGTGTTTCCATTCCTTTTTTAGTTACATCCATGAATAATATAAAACCGGGGATTATCGCATCAATCTTCTTTTGAAGATTATCGAGACCACCCCATTCTTTATCGAGTGCTACTTTATTCTTCTCAACTTCTTTAGTCCATGCTTCAGCTTCTCTACGAGCATTTCCAGCAGCTCTTGCCCATCCTACAATAGCACCGACTACAGCACCTACAGCAGCTCCATATCCTGGAAAAATCGATTGACCTATTGCAGCGCCAGTCATCGCTCCACTAATAGCATTTTCAGCAGCATTAGCAGATTGAGTAGCTGCCATCAATGCAGAGGCAGCAGCCATAGCTCCAGCAGCTAAGGAAATCATTCCAGCAGCAGCATTTTTTCCACCTTTTGCTACTAAATCAAAACCTACTGCCATCTGAATACCTGCGTTAGCGCCTAAATTCGCTGCTCCTGCGGCTGTTGCTCCCCATTTAAAAAATCCATTAGCATTTTCTCCCACGATTTGTGAGAGTTGTGTGAATGCATTACTAAGTGATCCTAAACTCCCGGCAAATGCTTCTCTTTCTGCAGCTAATCTTTTTGCTTTTTCTATTGCATTATCGTAAATCCTTTGAGCATTTTCTACAGTATCATTTAATTTTTCTTCAGCTAATATTACTCTTATTGTATCGTTTAATCTTTTATCAGCGAGTATACCGGCTTGCATAGCACTATCTTTAGAGAAGTCAATACCACGTCTTTCTTCTGCAGCTAATCTTTTAGCAGCATCAATTCTAAGTTCATAAGTAGTCATTGTCCGTTCACGTACTGTTTTATCTATATCTAATTGAATACTCTTTATTATTAGAGCATTCTTAATAATCGCTGCATCCGCTACATCAGTAAATTTCTTGATAGCCGCAGTAAAATCACTAAGATTATTTCCTCCTTTCTGTAAATTGAAATTAGTTTTATCGATCATCAAATTCCATTCAGTTAAAATCTTATGAGCTTTTTGAAGTGCAGTTTCATGATCTTTTGTTTCTTTGGTAGCAGCGTTGGTCTGCTTCAGATACAAATTAATCATTTCTACAGTAACGCCTTCAGCTAAATTTAATTCTTCTAATCCTGTAAGAATTTGTTTATCGTTATATTGTCTTCCTTTTCCAGCTTCAATGGCATCCTTCTGTGCCCTAGTCATACCATCTATTCTATCTTGTAAATTACGACTTAACACAGCAGCTTCCATTACACCAATATTCGTATCATTTATACTCTTTCGATAAGCTTCCCATCCTGAACTTAACTGCGTAGTTCCAGATATTTGTCCTCTCACTCGATCAGCATTTTCTTTCATCGAACTAGATAATTCATCTAATCTATTTTTAGCTTCTTTCAAACCATATTGAGCAATAAGAGATATGAATACAAAATCTCTATACATCGGGATAGAATTAAGAATCGCTTCAGATACTTCTTTCCATTTAGATTTTAAAGTTGTTAATCTACCATTCATATCATCCCAGACTGTATTCATAGCCATAAATATCAGTTTAGCAGCGGAAAAAGGAGGATAGAATTTTATAACTTCATTAGTTAAATATAAGAAAGCATCCTTAAGAAAATTTACAGAGACTACGACAGTATTATTAAGAAGTTCTGATAACTGCTGTAATACTTGGTATGTAGAATCCCAATATGGCTTAATACGTTCAAGAGCATCTTTTACATTATCCCATGCTTTCATCGCCATTCCGAGAGGAGGGAAAGTCAGTGTAAGAGCTGTTGACCATTCAAATCCCATAGCCCTTACAGCAAGAGTTATAGCAGCGAGTAATCCAAGAACTAATGCAATCGGTCCAGCAGCAGCCCATAAAGCTGCTCCAAATGTTACGACTGGAGGAGTTGCAACAGTTGCTGTCGTTGCAAGAGTTCCCCATGCTGCACTTTGAGCTGCGAGTGCAGCAGTATTCGCTGTGACAGCAGCAGTATTCGCGGCCATAGCCGCAGAGCCTGCTAACAAATTCCCCGTTAATAACGGCCATGCTCTAGATATATTACCGATAGACATCAATAACTGACCAAAAAATATCAATACTGGACCAGCGATGGCAATGACACCTAATACAGTCACGATAAAAGTTTTAATGACAATATTAGAATCTAAGAATGCTTGAGCTAGAAATCTTATAGTTCCAATAAAAGGCCCAGAGAAAGTATTTATCACAGATAAGATCATCGGTAATAAGGCATTTCCTAATGTAATCTTAACATCTTCTATAGTATTACTAAATATCTTCATCTGAGAATCATATGTAGCATATCTTTTTTGTGCTTCATTTATTAATGCAATATTTTCTTCATGGGCCTTATTACCCAAATTCATCATATCCCGAACCATATTACCCGCGCCAGCAGTTCGTAAAAGATTATCCCTTAAACGAACTTCATTCACATTAAGATCTTCAAGAGTTATAAATAGATTTCCACCAGCCGCTTTAACTTGTCCTAAACCTTCTACGAATGAAGCTATAGCTCCAGCAGCATCAGTTTGAAATGCTTTCTTAAATTGTTCTACCGACATCCCAGAAACTTTAGCAAATTCTTCTAATTCTTTCCCTCCCATAGAAACAGCTTTTGACATATTCATCATAACTTTAGAGAAGGCTGTTCCTCCAGATTCAGAACGAAGACCTAAAGATGCTAATGCTGTTCCTAAACCTAAAATTTCTCCTTCGGTCATTCCTACTAATTTACCAGCACCGGCAAGACGTAAACCGAAATTTAAAATCTCAGATTCTGTTGCTGCTGATTTATTACCTAATTCTACAACAGTAGCACCTAATCGATCAAATTGTGGACCTGCTTCATTCTTAATGATATTCGCAAATTTCGCTAATCCTGTAGCAGCTTCATCAGATGAAAGATTAGTGGTTACTCCCATAGCAACCATCGTCTTCGTGAATTCTAATAAATCTTGTTTAGCAACACCTAATTGACCTCCAGCTTCCGCAACTCTATTAATTTCATTTACACTTACAGGAATCTCTAAAGCTAATTGACGAAATGCTTCAGAGAGTTGTAAAAATTCTGGTTCTGTAGCTTCTACTGTCTTACGAACACCTGCAAATGAAGATTCAAAATCTGCTGCTGCTTTTATAGAAGCACCAGCTAATCCAACAATAGGAAGAGTAAGCCCGGCAGTCATAATCGCGCCGGCTTCGCGCATACCACGTCCGAGCAAAGTAGCTTCGTATCCTACTGTTCTTAAAGCAGGACTAGCTAGATCCTCTAGCCTCAAAAATATTAAAAGATCTCCAAGACTAAACATTATTGTTCTTCTTAAATTTTTCTATTCTCTCTCTTGCTAATCCCATTGTGATTTCACTAACTTTATTTATAGCCGTTGTCTTAGGACGTTTATCCATTGGAGTTGTATCATAAATGTGTTTCGCTTGTGAATATATTCTAACATCTAATATTTTGAATAACATCCCATCTATATCATTTTCAATAGCTTCAATGGCCTCAGCCGGGAGGCAATGAAATTCTTCGCACACCCGGCTGATAATCCATTCATCAGGCGCTTCCTCATTTTCTGGATCATCTAGAAAAAGATGATAGCGCCTTAGACGTTTTTTGCTTCTTCCTTAGTTTCAGGACGACTGTATTTAAATATTTCTTCGGCAATGAATTTAGCAGTAGGTTCATCGAGTTCATCGAGACCATTGCTAACTCCACTTTTTTCGATACTAATAGGAGGAATAGGATAAGTCCAAGAGACTACACCACAACGAAGGAGAGTATCACGATCGTAATTACTTACTTCTGCTTCTTGAGCAGCCTGTAATTTCTTAATCTTTTCGGCGGTATCTTCAGCAGAAGAGGCATCTCGTAATGCCTTAAGAAGTTCCCCACCCATCTCACGCATAAATCCTACACCTTCACTCTGTTTGGCCTTTGCAGCCTGTTTGAGCTGTGTATGATTTAATTTTCGAATGACTACTTTCTCTGTTTCTCCTGGAATATCAATAGTTTTAGTGATATTAGTAACTTGAGCCATTTACGTAACCTCTAACCGAAGAGTGATAGGTTGATCCTATCTACTCCTATCTTGACTATTCTAAACCCCGTATAAGCCGTTTTAAGGCTTCTATTTACTTACCCTTACCTACGCCGCCCATAGCTATCAAAACCTTACCAGCAGGCTAAAAAGGCCATCTAAATGGCATCCTACCGCCACGCTATAACATAGCCGTGCGCGGTAGGACATACTATTAGAACGACCAGACTCCAGCAGTTTTTTGCCTGACAGTTGCCGTATATTCAGTCATTCCATCTCGCTTAAGTCCAAGTTCGGCTTTGATGAGATGAACAGTAACGGTAAAAGTCATGCCAGTTGCAGCTAAAATAACAAGAACACGACCAACGCTGCCTGATGCTTTATCGAGAACCCAAGTAGCCGCAGTAAAGAAAACAACCTTAGGACCGACAAGAGCCGTGTCATCGAGGAAGCCGCCAATGGCGATATCTGGAGTCTTATCCAATCCAACAGGAGTATGCTCTTCCGAGGAGGCCCCGAATGGATTAGTCTGTTGAGTAATAGACTCAAGTCCTACCCCACCAATTGTCGAAACATAAGGTGTGATAATTCGAGGAGTTCCACCTGGAGCATCATCGATTGTGATTTGAACTTCATTTTGTCCATGCTTAGCCATTGTGTCTCCCTAATTAGTAACGAGAAAATCCCATGAATGGAGTTATGCTGCCAGCTCCAGTGACGTCAATACTTGAAGAAAGATAACGATCTACATTTCCAGCAACTTCAATACGTTGTCGACCGATTGCAGTCACATTTGTAAAGATGACCAAAGCAGCATAGGTAACATCATCAGGACTATGCATTATCTTATGGATAACTCCAGTAAAACCAGAGAAGGCAGTAACCTGAAGATAACCAACTCCACCATTACTGGAATTAGATCTTACAATTGTTCCTCCAGTTCCTGCCGTAGTTACATTAACTGGGACTGAAAATGTAGTCGGTGAGATAACTGTAACAACTCTCTCACCATTAATCGTCGGATTTGATGTAATAACTCCTGCGATGAAAACTGTTTGTCCAGTTACTAATCTATGTGGTGTAGCCGTAGTTACAACAGATGGATTAGCTAATGTATTCGAGACAATAACAATAGATGTATTATCCACATCTAGAGTATAGTCTACAGGAGTATCTCCAGTAGGTGGAACTAGGTCTGCCGTAAATGGTGCAAGATTTTGAACTATCACACCATCATCAGCGTCACCAGTTACCTGATAAGTGACATTAGCTTTAGTTAATCCATCTCGAACATCCTGAACTTCGTATTTCTGATCGTATACACCTTCAAATCCTACATAATGTTTACCGATAATGTTACCTTCAATACCAGCAACTACAATTCGTGAAACATGAGAAATAGATGCAAGAGCAGAATGTAACGGATCAGTAACAGTATCGAAAAATCCACTACCAACAGATAACATCCCCTTAGTCAATCCAACAGGGGTATGTTCCTCTGAAGAAGCTCTAAATGGATTAGTCTGTTGAGTAATAGATTCTTTGCTAATCGTAGCTGATTCGGATAAAGACGCAAGAAGATTATATCCATCAACTAAGAAAAGAGCGAAACTTCCGCCGCCATATTTAGCCATTAGATATCCTTCTCAAATTGAACCTCATCGATATCGTCTTCTCCCTTAGTCCCCTCGACAGGAGCATCAGGATCAATTATCCATCCTCGACTTAAATATAGTTCGAGGGAAGATGAAGGCATATCACTACAATCTTCACCTTCTTTGACAGTTTTGTATTTTACTATCTCTTTCTGATCATCCGTTAACTTAGAACGACCACCAGCCGTAGTAATTATCCTAAGACTTTCAGGATCAACAGGATAATCAAATTCACAACCTGGAGCTACTGTGTAGGTTTTTCCCATTTGATTTCCTTATTGAATTCATTTCCACATGGGCAAATCATATAAATATCAGAACCAAATCCTGCTGAAGGAACACGATCCTTTGGTAAACGCCCACATTTAGGACACGGCTCAAATCTTTGTGACCTAACAGGATTTCCATTTGAGTCTAAAATCTCTATAGTATTCATTATGGCTCTTTAAAAATGTAAAAATTTACACCTATGTAATGACGATTATTCGCATCTATCGACGCTACAGGATGTGGACTTTGTTGTGGATCAATTTGTAAATAAACTGTATCAACTCCATCACCTAGAGGTCCCGGTGGAACAGATGCTAGATACTGTAAAGCTAATCCAGCCTTAGCATATGGTCCATTAAAGTCATAAGGAGCTCCTCGAAAACTCAATTGTATTGCTGGTCTATAATATCCTATACCTACAACTCCAAAACGACGTTCTGGTTTTTGACCACCGTATTCCTGAAGAACACCTAATACATCAGGGCTAGCTCCCATAAAAGCAATTTTTATAGTTCCTAAAGAACCCAATGCATCTAATTTAGTCTTTAGATCAGTTAAAACACTCATGACATCATTATTCTATTTATTTGAATTCTTTTTCCTATCCTAATAGATAATCCTGGTTTAGCATTATTAACGGCTGTTTCTAAGAATTTAGCATGTCCTCCATTACCATAAGGAGGCTCATGTCGTGCATTTAAATCTTCATGAACATATATCGCATAATATGGATCAGGAGTTCCAAATGTAATTTTTACGGCTGTACTGAATCCTTCATTTTCTGGATCATGTCTTTTCCCTGAATCTCTTAAATCAGTTGTTTTCCATGGACAATCAGCTTTAGCCTCTTCTAGAATTTCGTCAGCTTCTTCAATCATAGCTGTATTAATCTCATGTGGTAATGCTCTAATGAGATTTAATAAACGACGATTAATTTCTGCTGCGCCTCGAACCTCGAATATCATAACTTTCCTAATAGGAGAAGAACTACAAGAATTACAAGGATAACTCCTACTATTCCACCACCGACAGCAGGTCCTTGTAGATAGAATCCTCCGCCACCGAATAATAGGAGAAGAATAAGGATGATAAGTAATAGACTCATTTTATTGGTCCTGGTTTATACTGAGCTTTTACCCACTGTCTCAATTCTTTAACCGTCACAGTTTGATCTGATATATCCTCAAATGTAATCTTTACATCGGCAAAATCTACTTTAGAACTAAGTCTAATTTTATTTTCGAATGCGTTATATTCAATTATAATAAATTCACTTAGACCAGTTTTTGCAAGAATTCTCTGTCCCGGAGGAGTTGAAAATTGTCCTGTCGGTGTAGCAATGCTAACTAATATGAAAATGAATAGAATTAATATTCTCAACATATTATTTCTTCTTTTCTTCTATTGGCCCACCACCTAAATTATCTACTTTAGAAGGTGGAACTTCTAGAAGAGTTGAAACATTAACTTGTCCAGCAGCTACACCTTCTGCTAAAATTTTCTGTTCTGTAGCACGATCTACTGTGCGAACTGTAATAAATCCTCCAGTAATAATCCCGATTAATGTTAATTCTGCTTCACCAATATATCCTTTTATTTTAAGATAAGCAGATACAGCTCCAATTACGAGTGCCCAAAATCGAGTAGCTTTAAGAAATGCGAATTCTTTCATCATATCTATCTCGGAATTGTCCCGGGCGGTGTTGATGGTAACATAGTATTTGGAGGAGCAGGTACATAAATCACCTGAGGTGCAAGTGCAGCAATGTTCTGTTGTCTCGACATATATGAATTAATTGCAATTAGCCCAACAATCATTGTGATAGCTAATGCAATCCATTTAATAGTATCACCAGCACCTTGGCTATTACCTGTATCGGTAGATCTACTTCTAGCTAAACTCTCAACCAAATTTGATAATCGTTCCATCTGTGGATCAACTACTGTTTGTTTTCCTTTACCTTCCGACATAGATAATTCTACGGCTGATAATCGTTTCATAATTTCAGACGCGAATGATGCTTGTCGATTCTCTGCGGCAGCGGCTGTAGATGCAACTTGATCACGAAGTGTCTGTGCTGTACGTTCTTGATTATTAGCATTCGTATTTACTGCTTGAAGAATTTGTTGTGCCGTCGCTGCTGCATTAGCCATATCAACGGAGCGAATTTTATCATAACGGTCACTATCATAAGCGCGTGTTTCATTAGCGTGTTCGGAGCGAAGAGCCCCGAGTTCTCTCATATGTTCAGCTACTTTATCATTAAATTTAATATCTGCTTCTCGTAGCATAGAAGCAGATTTAACATTAGCCTCAACTAAAGCAATAACATTAGCTGTTGGGTCAACAACCGGTCTAACTTTTGAATCTATACCAATTCCTGGATTTAAATTAGCCATTATCCTAATATTACTTCTACTGTATATAAAGAATTAGTATCAGGATCAACTACACCTTCTACTGAAAGTATCGGACCAGTATACCCATTAGGCAATATAATTTTATCACGAGGATCAATAGGTTCTCGACGATCTACAGCCCCATCTGCTCTAATTGGTCCTACAAAAAGAATAGAAGCCTGTTGCATAATTTCTTGGCCGTCACCAGTTTTTCTTAATCTCTGAGCATATTCTACAATTGCTTTACGAATAATTTCTGGAGAATAGTCAGGTTGACTAAAATCATTATCAGCAATCCAAGCAAAATGAGATACATTTACCTGTAACGATTTCGTTACATTATCTGCTATTGCAACACTACTCCTAATAATATCGTCTAATGCCATTATTCCTCGATATTAAAATATATGTCAGCAATAGAAACAGTTGTGAGAGTCCATAGAATAAGACTACCACCTATAGGGATAACAATACCCATACCAGAAGGAAATAACCAAATACGTTCAGCTCCTGCAACAGCGGGTAAAGAACATTGACGATAGAAAGCCCCAGGAATAGTTGGACCAGTCCCCCAAGCTACTGCTAATTTAGATCCGGTAGGAGCAGTCGAATTTAATGGTGATAATAAAGATACGGGAGTTGTCGGAGTTATACCTAAAGCAGCAGGACGTCCTAAAGCAAATGCGCTCGCAGTAGCATTAACGATAGCGATACCAATTTCTACAACTTTCGCTTGTTTATAGGCTCCTGTAAATAATTCTACAGCAGCCACACCAGATCCTGTTGCACTTGTTCGAATAGATCGAGAATATAAACTCATGAGCGGAGTAACTCCCTTATATTAATCTTATCATTGCTGATAACATAACCCCATTCCATTGGGATTAAATTTATCACAGCATCAGGAATAGGCTTTGCATAAACAGCGTCTTTAAAGTCTATTCGAACTGAACCAGCTTTTATGAGTTTAATTCCTTGTGCTTCGATATCAGAATCTGCTGTACGATTAGACATTAAGAGTTGACGAGCTAATTCAGCAGTTGCCCATTGAATTTGATCTGGTATAGTAGTAGAAGATAAAGCATATAAGCTACTTGGTCTATATAATCCTTGTCTCGGCCATAAAAGAGACTGAGTTTCAGTTACTACCCAACCATTCCATAAGAACATACGATCAAGGAGTTTAGTAGCCCATAAAATAGAAGCGTCTTTCTCGTCATTCGTTGCAGCGGCCCATAATCCTGTCAGAGCACTTGTCCCAAATGGAGGATGATCCAAATGGAATTGATCTGCGACTGTCCTGCTAACGTAAGCATTAGCAGTCGCAGAACCGGGCGTTGTAACAAGAGCAGATACAGCCATAATTACGCAGCATCAGCAACGTATGTCAAAATCGCATCTACGTGGGTAGCAGTTGCTCCGGTGCCGCCAGTCTTTCCAATAGTGACTGCGGTATTAGCATCATTAGGCATAAAAGATGCACCATTTGCTAATACAACGATTGAGGCAGTACCAGCAGTCGCAAATGGAGATCCAGCCCTAAGAACTGTGCTCTGGGTCATTCCAGCTACTGCGGCAATTGCAAGAGCGACACCGGCAGCAGCCTGAGTAGCTAAGACACGAACATCAGTAGCACCAGTGACAGCCCCACCGACAGCAATTAAAACAAGATCTATCATTCTCCATTTAACACCAGGAACTGCTGGAAGAAGAGTGAATCCTGCATTAATTTGTGCAATAGTCACACGAGTTCGCTGATTCTTAGCGATACCAATGTCTATTGATAAACCGGAACGAGAAAATCCTTTTGCGGTATCCTTGCCGATAGGATACATTCTAGTATCTGCCATACTGTCTCCTTCTTTTGAAAGACGGAACGTTGCGCCCCGTCTTCCAGTCAGTAAACTGACGATTTACTTACTTTTCTTCGACGGATGGCTTGGTCCAGGCAATGGTCCACTTTTACGTGAACTTGGCCTAGGACTAGATTTCGCCATTACTTCTTTTCTTCAGCTTTCTTCAAATCTGCGGCAGCTTTCTTATCATCCGCAGCTTTCTTAGTTTCAGCAGCTTTTGCCTCTTCATCAGCTTTTGCGAGTCGTTCATTTCGCTCTTCACCCGACTCAGCATATACTTCGAAGGGAACCTCTACTGCATCCCCACTAAATGCAACACAAAGAGGACCAGAAACCGCATCCTTAGGAATAGTCACACGAACTTTATCGTGTAACCATTCAACTACATCAGCTTTTACTCCGTTAAAGGTGACAGATCCAACACCGGCGCTCTTTGCAGGGCCAACATTAAGAGCTGAACCTGAAATAAGAATCTCGTCTCCAACTTTACCCGCTTTTGGTTCGACTGATACAATAATCATTGATCTCTCCTAATAGAACGAAAACGTGGGAGTCAGTCTGAGCCAACTCCCACGGTGTTACAGATTATTAACCAGCAAGCCACGATGCGAGCTGAGGACGAACAACAGTTCCACCATATAGAGCATCAAATGACCACTGAACCTGACGATGCTGCCGTGATACTTCTAAGCGAAGTGAAAGACCAGAACCTTCGTCGATAGCTACCGACTGAAGAGTTGCACCAGGAACTTCAACAGTATCAATCAGAGGAGCCATTGCAAACGCGAGACAATGCTTCTGAATGAGAATGTTTGCAGCAAACGAAGCAGCGATAGAAAGAACTTCGCCACCGGCAGTTGCGAGAGTAAGACCAGGAGCTGCAATGGTGACTGACGAAGGAGTAGAACCACCAACTGAACTCACTACGTTATACTGACGTCCTGCAATAGTGAGGATGTCGCCAGCAAGGATGGTTCCTGAAGCGCCGCCTGATAATGCAAGAACAGTAGCGCCGATTGCATTCACGCCAGTAACGGTCGTTCCTACTCCCGAAAGAGTTCCGGAAACGTGATTAGGAACTCGCTGGGACATAACCCAACGAGCGCCGAGGATATTACCGATCTCACCACTGATTAATGAATTCGGTCCAGCTCCGCCACGGAAGGAAGCGTCCTGAATTGCACGAAGACCCATTGCGCTCGCCTTCGCAGCAGTATTGATGACCATGAAGCGATCTTCAGGATCAGCTAAATTATCATTGAGGATTTTATCCGCTGCCAAGAAATCATCAAGACCAGTACCGAAAGGAGTTGATCCTGCGGTTCCAGCATAATTCGCGACTTTTGCAGCAAGAAGAGACCAGAGATAGTCTTCAATACCATTAGCTAAAGACTTAACAGCTTCCTTAGCCTGCATGGGGATAATCCCATTATCAACCTGGACAAGTCCTTTATCATCCATTGCAAAAGGAGCTTCTTGCCACTGATCGAGAGTAATGGGGATGGAAGTCGGGGTAACGGCAGTTACGGCAGGAGGAACGACATTCGGTGCAACTGTGCGAACTGCCACAGTCGCAGGAACAGCTACATTGACTGTTGCGAATTTAGTCGCACCAGAGATCAATCTCTCATATTCACGATTTGCAATGAAAACAAGGGCAAGACGTTCACGAAGGGTAGCAAGACCCATCGCAACGAGGGTTGAAAGAATATTAGTTGTAACAAGTGCTCCGGCCATCTATGTAAACCTCCCTGGAAAATTAATACCAAAGCGGTCTCACCGAGGCCGGAGACCATCTCCCCGAGATGGTCTCTAACTAAATTTGTGAACTACGCGGTTGTCGTATCAAATTCTACTTTTATTTTACCCGCTGCGATATCCGTAGAGAATTGCCCCAATTCCTGCGGAGTTGGATTCTTGAGAATTGTCTGCCCCGGTTTTGTCTTCGATGGAACTGGTGTATTCGTTCCTTTTACAGGTGGAGCCCCTCCACCATTCGAAGGAGTGAAGACATAGTCATGATCTTTCTGAACAACTTCAGCTAACCATTCCTCTGGAGTAATAGGATCACCCGGCTTCTTCACGCTGAATTTTCCAGGTTTTGCAGTGACGTTACGTTCCTTTACTTCAAATGTTTCTTTGGCAAGATTCACTACAAAGTCAGTTGCAGTAGAACGTCCACCCATTTTAACGAAATGGTCTGTGATTTTGGAATGGAGAAGAGATTCATCTGCACGTTTACGTTCAGCTGCTGTTTCTGCTGCTGACGTAGCAAGTTGCTCACGAAGAGGCTTAATTAAATCCTCTGCAACCATCTTTACTTGACTATTAAAATCCTCGACGTCCTTAATCCCCTTCTTGCCAAGAGCTTTAACTTTCTCGATAGCATCTTTGGCTTCGACAGGGTCAATCCCCTCATATTTGAGTTTTAAGGGACGGAGTTCGTCATTCTCTTTTAATAAAGCTATATTACGATCTCGAAATTCAACAACCTTTACATTTGCCGCTAAGAGTTCTTTAGCGTCAACAAATCCTGGGAGTTGCCCATCTAATTTTAAATAGAATTTTCCTTCGCGCTCTTCGTATTCATTACGAAGAGGCTCTTCAACTTCTGTTAAAGCGTTAATGACTGCTTTCATAAAAATGAACCTAATGATTCTGTAGATAATGAATTTCTTCTTGTTATCGCAGCTCTACAAGAACGATGTTTATTCTCTATTTGTCTTTTTATTTCTAGTCTCTTTGGATTTTTCCAAGATTCTTTTGCTTTTTCTCGTATTTTATTCAATATAATTTCAGAAAAAGGTCCAACAAATCCACCTTCTCCACCAGAAGTTGAATTAGTTAAATTATGGCCTTCTAATTTTACTTTAGCTATATGATAAATTTCTGCATTAAATAAATCTTCCTTAGAGATATCTAACGGAAATTCCTGTAAAATCTGAATTATATAAGTTCTATTTTGTCTTAATAAACTACGAATCCAATTAAGTTTATGACTATGTCTTTCTATGCAAAGTTTTGCTTCTTTTTCATGAGCCCTCAATCTTCCTTTTTTAATCGTCTTTCCAATATACCTAATTTGATTAGGGTATAGAGGGTCAATTAAAGCATAGATACAAGGCTTAAAGCTCATAAACAATCTACAGTTGTATGATACCATAGCTAAAAGCCAAAAGCAACAGCTATTTTACACGAAAACACATTATTTTAGATACTAATTTACACCTTTCGGCGTAAACGGTATAGTTGAAGCTGGCTGTATAAGTCGTTCAGCTTGCTTAAGATGATGAATATGTATTGCTTCCTTTGCGAGTTCTAACATTCCATAACAGACCATTTTATTATCAATGGGTCCTTCTACTCTGCAATTTCCATGGTCATCCATCATTATTTTAAGTTCTACCATAATTCCTCCTAAAGTCGATACACACCAATTTCATCTGCGACAGTATTAGGGAAATAGATTATATCCCCAGCACCATCAGTTACCTTCCAACGAATTGTATACGGTTGTCGTCCAGTATTACCATAAGGAGAAAATACGAAATCTGCAGATACAGGTTCATAAGTAACTTGACCAGGATTTGTAATTTGATTTAATACTGTAACTGTCCCACCATGAACTACGAGATTTCCAAAAGAATCCTTTAGAACTAATTCTACAATAAATCCTGATAGATCTAAAGGAACACCATCTGCACGGAGTGTAAATGGGCCTAATAATGCAGTCCATCCAGCTACGACTGATAATATGTTAGACATCTAAAGTCACCCTAAGAGTTCTCTCAGTTACAGAAATAGTCCGTATTTCATGTATTACTACAGGTAATCCTGGATCAAAAACTGTTTGTGAAGTGATATTAATATATGGGAAAACACCTAAAGCAGATCCTATAGATAAAACATCAGATGATCCTATTACTGTCCCGATACTAATTGACCCACCAACGCCAACAGCTATAATCGAGGAAGATCCTATCGAAGATGCTATACTTATAGATTGACTATTACCAGTTCCTAAAATATTCGCATTACCAGAAGATACACCAATTCCTGTGAATAAAGATAAACCAGTTGAACTGACTGAACAAGAACCAATAGAAGACCCAACTGCTATCTTTATTCCAGTTCCAGTAGATGTAACGATTGAACTGCCAGATGAAACCGCTATTCCTCGGAAATTACTCGCTCCTACAGATGAAACTGAACATGAACCTATAGATGATCCAATACTACTTACTTGGCTTTGACCTATACCTAAAATAGAACTAGATCCAGTGACACTACCAATAGATGTTGCAAGAGAAGATCCTATACCAAGAACAGAACTAGAACCAGAAATAACTCCAATAATCTGTTCGCCATTTATTCCTGTAATAGATGCAGAACCAGTTACAGATCCTATTCCTGTAAATAGTGAAGCACCAGTTGATATTACAACAGATGATCCAATCGAGGAGGCTATAGATGTAGAAGTAGATTGACCCGTAGCTGAAACAGATGAAGATCCTATTGAAGAAGCTATTGCTGTAAATAATGAACTACCAGTAGAGACTACTGTGCATGATCCAATCGAGGAAGCTACTGCGGTAAATAAAGATTGACCAGTAGCTACAACAGATGAAGCTCCTACTGCAGAACCGATGGATGTAATTAACGAATTCCCAGTTGCCGCTACTGAACATGATCCAATAGCTGCACCAACAGCAGAAACATCCGATGTCCCTATCGCTATAACAGATGAAGAACCTGAAACAAGTCCAATTGAAGTAGCTAATGAAGAACCTATTGCTGTTACGGATGAAGATCCTACTATCGAACCGATAGGGTCTGCTGAAGAAGTTATCCCTTCTACTGTTGCCGCGCCTGTTGAAGCACCTAGAGAACTGGCTAAGCCTGCACCCGTACTTAGTACAGTAGCGGCACCAACGGACGAACCTATAGCATCAAATCGAGAAGCCCCTGTTCCTAATACGGATGCTACGCCGAAAGCAGAACCTACTGAAACTGCTAATGATGAACCTACAACAGTTATATTAGAAGATCCTGTTGAAGCACCAGAACTTGAAGCAATACTTGATCCAGTTGCAGCTACACTACTGGAGCCTGTCGCTGACGCAACTGCTATAAAATCTGATTTACCAGTTCCTGCTACGGAAGAAGAACCTGATATAGAACCTACGGCGGAGACAATACTCGATCCAACAGCGGTGACTGAAGATGCTCCTATTGCAGATGCTGTACTAAGAGCTAATGCAAGACCTATACCTAACGCAGTTGCTAAACCAGTTGAAGCTCCTATATTATTCACAATTACTGGATCAATTGTAAATGATGGTATCACTACAATAGAACTACCACCTACAAGAGCAGACCCAGGAATTATATCTGTAATTATTTCTTGAACTGTTATATCATGATCACTTTGTGCTTGTAAAGTGATTGTAGCTACATTATCAGATGTTCGTATAACATTAGCAATTGGAATATTCGGTTTAACTTTCGCATCCCAACCGCCAGCTTCAGCTTGATCAGAATCTAAACCATTAATAATATCTTGACGTGTATCATCGAAAAATACTTCTTCTCGACGTAGAGTATCCGCATTCTCTGCTAAGAGTGCATCACCAGTTTCCAGCAGAATGCGGGCAGCCATTTAAATTAATCCCACTGACCAACACTGACGACAGCCGCATCACCAATTCGTTCGCATGAAAAATATGAACCAATGGCTACGACGGCGGCAGCGGCAGTGACTTGGTCAATCGAGGGAATCAACGTTCCTGCTACAGTGACTGTAAACGATCCCTTCGCGATCCACCACATCTCGGCTCCTGTGCCTGCTGTGAACATAGATGCCGGAGTGCTCTGGATAACTGGCATGACACCAAGAACGGCAGCGACACTGATAAGTGTTGCATCCTTACCGAGAACGGCATATAGCCAATCGTTACATGTCGCAGTTCCTGCACCAAGAATATCTAACAGTGCATTACCTGATGTAGCACTCATAGCCGTAATGCCGATGACCATATCGAATAGATAAGTGCCAATCTCTAGGGTTAATCGTCCATTTGCGGGTGAAGCGAATATAGCATTCTCTGCGGTGTCATTAGGTAGTGTTCTCGTCGCATTACATCTAATGAAATGACGAATTGGTATAACCCCACGATTACCAGCATCTGTTGTTCCATATAAGCAATTAGCATCTAATTCTAATGCGCCTGCTTCTGGTGTTGTCAACAATGTGCCAACAGTGAGTTTCGGCTTCGTGTTTGCTGAGTCACTTCCTGCGGCGAATACAGGTGCGTCATTCACGAAGTCTTTGATCTGTGTACCTGTAACCTTTTTAGACGTACCTGCTTCGTTGATAGCAAACTCATTTGCCGCAACAACAGCAGATGCTCCCGTTAAAGCGGATATTTTTGTGTCAGCCATTAAATTCTCAATTTGGAATGAACGTATCGCCGGTTACGGTCAAGATAATAGTCTTACCACCAGTAACGATATCAGCTTCTGTAATAGCGGCTGTGACTGTTCCTGTAAGAGCAGCACTAGCTGGAGAATTTACGATACTACGACTTAACCATCGATTCTGCCAAGAAACTCCTGGTGGATTAATATTACTATCTACAAAATCTGCGCCTGTTACCGTCCATGTTTTACCAGTTAAATCGAATACAGAATGTGCCTTATTAATCATTGGCAAAGCAGAATATAAACCTGCTTTACGAATTGGAACATAAGTCCACATTTCACGTTTAATTTCTTCAGGTGTCAATGCCACATTATTCCAGCATTTAAATGCGGCCATATGACCAACCCAGATACTAGATGAATCTGCAGCTGATGATCGACTATTGAATAATTGAATGAAACAGTCATTATTTGGAAATATAGGAGGTGTTACATCTGTTGTACCATCCAATGCTCGTTTCTGCTGTGCTCCATCTAAATAAGAAGTAATATTAACCTCTTGTCCAGGCATATCTTGTGAAGTTAGAGTGTAATGCCGCCACTGGAGTGCTGGAATACGAACGCCGGCATCAATATCCTCGATATCATCACCCATGGAAAGAATCCAATTAGTTGAGACATCTTTATGGTAGATAGCAACTACCTTATCATCACTAGGATCACCACCTATAGTGGAATCACGTACACACATAATATCCGAATAAGCTCCATCTCCAATAGCCGCTGTGGAATTATAAGCCCAGACCATCATTGTATAGCAATCGGAATTAAGAACTGAACCAGTTGATTGATCCAGTTTTAATTTAGGAGCTGGGTCTGCTGCCGCTCCTCTTGCTGTTGGTTGTGAGAGAGCCATTTATGCTACTGCTTCATTATTTGTATATAAATCAAGAGTGTTAGCAGTTGCAGCTAACGTGACTCCAGTACAATTACGAAGTGCAAATTTAAAATGTCCTGCTGGTAATGGAATTGGACCATATGTGATCTTTTTTGCACTACTAGCGATATTAACTGACATTACTGCAACGATATTATGCGAACAAGGATTATTCGCACTAGGACCATCATCATAATCTGTTCCACCATCAAATGATGGTAATAGATATACGAAAATACATGCGCCATCAACTGGATCAATAGAACCAAGGTTCAATTCAAGCCAACCCCATCTATCAAGGGCACTTGAATTATTAATCGCAGTACCAAGTGCAGAGTATGCGTTATTCACAATAGAAGCAATATCTGCATTCGCTAATGCTGCGACTACACTACTCAGTGTAGTCCATTTAATAGTTGCCATTACGATTCCTCATTAGATTTTCGTAATTCTTCTTCAATTTCTGCTAATACACGTTGATGTGCTTTAGCCATCCGTTCTCGAATAATAGAAGAATTCTTTTCTTCCGTACTTATTCCTTCTTCATTACATTTTAAAATTTCCTCGTTCACAGCTTTTTCAATACGTCGATTTGCATCTGCACCATGAACGGTGTTTACTGAAACACCTATTGCCGTCACGATCTTCGATTCCATATTAGGTCTCCACAATAGTTGAAGCTGTCGAGAGGGAAGGAGTAACACCATTTCCGCAGACGATATTAGGAGTTACAGTGCCGGAATAGATGCGAACACCTGCACCAGAAAGAAGAGTTCCTAAGCCGAAATGAGTTGCCGTACCAGAACCACCAGTTCCAGCAGGAAATGTGATTGCAGCTAATGGGCTACAAGAATTCGCAGTTACAGTCCATCCACCAGATGTGCGAAGAACTGCAACTCTTGCATAGCTCGTATAAGTAATCTCACTCGTAGATTGATCACCAGCAGTTCCTGGATCTGCTGTATGTAGACTTGCATGGACATTCGTAATCGGTGACGAAGTCGCATTGATTGCTACGTTAGCGAAAAGAGTAGCATTAAAAATCAATAGAAGCAATGAATTCGCGAACGATGCACTTTTTGCCATTATAGCTCCTTACTAACACGATTGAATTGTTCTAACAGTGAAATACCAGAAAAACCTTCTCGAATTACTTTTTCATTCATTACACGTCTAAATTGGATTCTATGGTTATAAGAGGAATAGAGCAAAAAAGAGCAAGCTGCACCTATAGCATCTTCTACAGGCAATCCCTGAAGAACTTTAAGCGCCTGCGCTTGTAATTCCAATGAAGATTTAGGTTCCGATTTTAATGACTTAAACATTTAATCCTCAGGAATCTTAGGAATATCCTCTGGTATATAGAAATTAGGGTTTTCTATTCCTGTTACTTCAAATTTAGTCCCCATCGGGGATATTTGAATCCAAATTTTAGTTAATTCCATAGGTTTTGCATCTACAATAATTCTCTGAACATATTTAGATATATCTTTATCATTCAAAGAAATAGTGCATTCTCTTCCCATTCTTCCTATACTAATTTTAAAATCGTCTTCCATATTAGCTCACTGGTTTCGGTGGAGGTTTACTCCCCGGTGCTGTCGATTTAGGATCAGGTTGCTGCAATCCTGGTTTCTCAGGTGGCTTGAATTGATCCCCATCCTTCTTAATTTCCTCAAGCTCTTCCTCGGAATCAATCCCTTCCCGTGTCCATCCTGTATTGGATAGTCTCTCATAAAATGTTTTAAATGAGATAGTCGAAGCCTGTAATGCGAGAAGAAGCGCACGTAATTCATCGGCTGTAACAGATTGATCGAAGAAGACTTTATTTAATTCAACATTTGCCTTCATCTTTTCGACTAATTCCTCAGTCGAAAGCCACCATGAATGAATTTTTAGAGCAAATGAAATCTGTTGTTCGACTATCTGTGCTACCATACGTAAAGTAGCGTAGTCACTACCATGACGCATCGAGACGCCCATTGCAGTCTCGGCATATCGAGGAGCTTCCTCTAATAGACGTGCGCCGAGTGTTGCCATCTGTCTTTGCATATCTAATAGATCAGTTTTTATAGCACCTAATCCGCGACCGGTAAATTCGAGCATCCCAGCTTTACCGTCTTTACCCAACGACCAAGCTGTTCCTGAACCTATAGAAAGAGGTTTATTAGTATCAGTCCCATCTCCTGCTACCCACGGTGTAGGAAGTGCTGTAAAATGAAGTCCGTGTTTCAAATCAGCAGTTCCACGATAATGACTTAAATTTACTGAGACGAGGTCTAATAAAGGCGGTGCATTTATAGCCCATGGAAGTGAAAACGGTATAAAATTCAAAGGTTGCCCTCTTCTTGTAGGAATAATTATAGGACCACCTTCATACACTTTTTCTCCAGGTTTAACTCCAGGAATAGTTCCGTAATTGTTTTCAACTTCTACAAAGACTTGCTGAGTATAAATGCCAGGATCTGATAAACGTAAAACACGATATTGAACAACAGGCTCGATACAAAACTCATCATCTAGATCTAATTTATCGACTGTCTCTCTGAGTACTACTAAATTCAATTCCTTATCACCACCAAGATTCTTGAAACGCCAATTGATAATGTTTTCTGCTTCGTATAAGACCCAATATGGACGTGGACTAGTCGCTAATTCAGTCGACATGTCCACTAAAATGCCTACGCGCCCGGTAGTAAGATATTCCCTCGTAACATTTAATGCGAATAAATCTATTGGCTGTCCTGTGATTGTAACATCTTTAATTTGTTCTTTTATAATTCCTTCAGATACGTCTACGGAAGGTGCTTTTTGGAATATAGCTCCTGATAATCCTGTTATTGTTCTTCCTACGGCATTGTAAAACATCGCTCGCATTAGATAATCGCCATATTTATTCGTTAGCATATTATCTTTAATATGGCTATCTAATGCAGGTAAATATTTAGTCTTCTTCGATTTAATAGCATCTTCTCCAGACGCACAGTCTCTACAACGACTCCATTGATCTTCTAATGCTTCGTAAGAGACGTGTTTAGTATCGACTGACATTATTTAAACCATTGAGGGAATAAAAGGTGTAAATCTTTTTCCATCTTTATAGACCCTTTTTCTGAAGAATCATATGAATAAGCACATCTAGCAATCAGCTTACTCCCTCTCCATATTCTCCAATACCAACGACCACGAACATCATAACGATTAATTCTTATCATAAATCATCCCCATGATACTTCTAATTCTATCACACCGCGGTGTAATCGTTTAGGAGTCGCCGCAAGCATCAATGCTTCCGCTCTATTAGGTGATGCTATTACCTTCCCTTTCGAATCTCGTCTTTTATCCTCAATTTTAATCTTTCCACTTGATAATCTTATATAACGAATGGAACATAACTCAGCAGCGAGATCTTCATCCTCTGCATCAATGTCGATAAGTCCTCGTTCGAAAATATTACGAACATTCCACCATAATTCTGCTTTTAAATTCGCAAATCTTTCATCCGAAGCAGTATCGTCTTCAGTAGCCCCTTCACCGACATTAATACCGATAAATGGTCTCTTCAATTCCTGACCACGATTAACAACTCCCCAACCAATACCAATCTTATCAACTTTAACACACGATGCTCCTGTGTTATTCAAATCATCTATGATAATCCCACATTGAATCATTGTATCAGGTTCTGTATAAGAACGTAATATACGATAAACATCACCTTTACGCTGACATGTTGCTGAGTCATCTCCGCCGCCACCTATATCTGCACCTAATTCGTTAATAGCGTTCTTCTCGATTGTAGTTTTGGAAAGATCTCGTAATTGTGCCGCTTTAACCCAAGAAATAGGAATAAGCCCACCTGCTTCAGTCTTCTCAGGAAAAACCCCCAAAATCTTCGACTTCCACATCGGATTCGAATTAGGGTCAGTCTCTGGATCTACTCCTTCCGGTGGTATACATGCTGTTCCTTCTTCGTTCCATCTCCAGAGAGGTGCCCACTTTCTTCTTTTCTCCTCAACATACGTTTTTCCAATGAGCTGCTGACGGACGTCGAGGGGAAGTTCTTCTCCGGTGAAGTTTGGAGTATCGAACGCCGAGATCTTGACCACATTCCATCCAGAGCCCGGTTTAGACGCTTCAAAATATTCGCCATTAGGGTCATCTGGATTTCCTATCATTAATATTTTAGATTCATCATTAGCTATGAGGGATCCTGCGGCTTCGTGTAATGGACCTCGGATACCGTTGGCTTCATCCAGAATAACAAGGACGCGACGAGAGTGAATACCCTGGAAGGCAGCGGGATCGAGATCGTCGGGCTTCCTACCGAAGGCGACGATTTCTTCTTTACCTCCGACTGAGCGATACCATTCCGTTTGGTTAACTCTTCCATCGAGTTTACCCTTCATGAAAGCGCGGCCAATTTCGCGCCAAAGAATCGCTTTTACCTGTGGTCCGCTAGGAGCCGATGTAACGACGAAAGCAGTTCCTACAGGCCATACATCTATCCACCATGCAGCGGCTCTTCCTGAGAGCCACGACTTACCCATCGCATGACAAGACTGAACAAGAGTTCTACGATGGTCCCTTACAGATTGTAATACTACAGTCTGTAAGGACCACAAATATTCATTCAGTCTTTCTTTAACCCATAAAGATGGATTATCTTGCCAATTCCTCTTCTGTAATTCTAATTCAATCGCTGCAAGTGCTTCGATTGGATCACCAATATCTTCTTCCTTAAGAGAAGAAGATATCATACTCGAGTAGGCCAACAGAATGTCCCAGGTTGGTCACCAAATTTCCTCGATGTAGCCCAATAGAGATCATTGCCATCGAGGAAAACTTGCCCATTGATATGATCAGTATCCCATACGCGAGTGATGATCATTGGAAATACGTCATTTTCGTGAACCATATTTCCTACATGGGCTACGGCTCCTTGAGGCCATGCTACGTCATTAGCAGTTGGGCGTCGCCCAATTCGTCGACGATTGATCTGATCAGCATCATCGGCATTTAGCCTATAATGGACAATTCGTCCTATCGAAAAAGCCTGATTATCCATTAATTTTTCTTCGTAAGGGTCGTCTTCGAATGCCCTGTAGGATTCTTAGGGTTCAGAGGAACCGCTACTTGAACTTTATTCGGAGCCTGTTTCGGTGCTTTAGTGTTTCCCATGATATTCTCCAATCACTCTGCTAAGTTAAAATCAACGTAGTATTGCTTTCCTACGACAAATTGTGCTAATGCTTGAGGATTATCGATACCCATTTCTATCGTTCCCCAAGGAGTTGCTTTTGTGAATCTCGTATTCTCTGTATCTAATACGGCATTTTGCTCGTATACGGTGCTGAATCTTACTTTATTTCCTTCTAAAAGATCGCATGTGACTTTTGCCCTTACAGACATACTTCTCCTTTATTCAATTAAGACCGTGACGTTCAATCAATCAATTCTCGACCATCCATCGAATTATGTATTACTATTACTGCTTTAGATTTAGATTCATCTTGGATCTTTGTAATATCCTCGTATTTTAACGAAGGTTTACACCAACAGTCACGTGAATCGATATGTTCCTTCATATCATTTATAGGAACAACGTGAGTATCGGGAATATCCATTACTTATGATCCACCAATTCGCATTGTATGAATATGAGCATTCTCAGCCATCGGTCTAATTTCATCAATTTGATTTTTAAGATATTTTACTTCACGTTCTAAATCTCTAATCATTAGAAATAGAGCACCATTAGAAATATCTATGGTTTCAGATTCCATTTTCTTACGTTTATCTTCATTCGACATATAATCAATTAATCGAGGAAGGAGTAATATCAATCGTTTTTTGATCTTTACTCCGAAGTTGATGAGATATGCGACTAGCACGCTCGGCAAGTTCCTCTCGACTTAATGTAGATAAGTCTAGGGACGTAGTATTGACGTCTACAGTAGATTTAGGACCGAAACCGGATCTATCGAGAATAATTTGAGCTGCTTTAATCGCTGTTGGGAAATCCGCGGACTTAACGGCATCCTCTAGACAATCAAATGCCGATTCGACCATTGACATCAAAGTCCGTTTACCCTTCGAATAATCAGAAGGGGTGATAGACTCTCTATGCTTAGATCGCTTTAAGGTGATCTCCTCCTTTTGGGATCGTGGAGGAAGATCATCTGGATCTAGATCAAAGATGCTTGCCATATGGTAACTTTACTCCGCTTTGTATGATAACACAGATAAAGTCCATTGTAAAGGGGTATTTTGGTCTAACATTGAGTTTTTAACTTTAAAATAAGGCTTGCAATCGATTACCATATGGGTATACAGTGCTGTATACAGGTAACAGGGCACGGCACATAGGGCTATTACCTTACTTATGCGCTATTTACAGTATGAACGCCACGGAATGAGTGGTACATCTGAATATCGTGCATGGGTAGAAATGATACGCCGATGCACAGATGAAGAATATCAAGGCTACAAATGGTATGGTGGAAGAGGAATTAAGGTCTGTGAAAAATGGTCTCATTCTTTTTCAGCATTCTATAAGGATATTGGCCCAAAAACTTCTATAAATTTAACATTAGAAAGAATTGACAACAATAAAAATTATGAGCCAGGAAATGTTCGTTGGGCAACATGGGAAGAACAGGTAAAAAATAAACGTCCACGTGTTGACCATATAGCAAGATTATCACGTGAGGAGGTAAACAAGAAAATAAGAGAAAAGATAAGATATTTAAATAAACAGACAAGAGAATTACTTAACGAAAGTCGTAAACAGAATAGGAAAAACAAAATGGCAGTCATGACAAAGATTCACGTAGCACTCACTCCAGACCAAGTTCGTGAGCTCACGATGATTGAGGAAGATACAGATCGACCACGAACTCGTCTGGTTCGTCGAGCAATCGTGGATTATCTGAAGAAATACAGAGCAGATAACCCTGGATTTGCCGAACGAGTCGGTGTCCCTCTCGAAATCGAACGAGAACTGAAGCCTGGGCTGAAAACGGACATCGTCGTGATGCGCGGTGTTAAGCACGAAGTCGTGATTTTGCCTGATGGCTCATGGCGTCTGCCTACGGCGGACGACTATATCGAGGAGGGTAGTTCTTCGGCTTCTTCGATCATCGATGCTCAGTAGGGTGGGTCGATGGAGATTCTCATAGAACCTCTTTCGGTACGCCTAGGACGTCATGCAACTCATCTCGTAACAAAGGAAGGGACTAATGCTTCCGAATTACGAGATGACTTGATGAAAGCTGCCTATATTGTCCAGATGCACGAACAATCTGGATTACCCCGGAAACAGATCAAAAAGACCAATCAGAGGACTCAATTACGACAATTGCATCGTGCTCATATGTCAAATCTACGGATGCTTGAATCCTATATAGATCGTAATAGGATTTTAACTGATCAATTGAATAAGAACAAGAAAGAACTATACGATATCAATCGTATAAGAAGCAATGAAGCTGGTTCCTGGGTCTCGAGATGCTGGGGATGTAGATTCCGTAATTGGTACCAGACGATGACTGGACAAGCCTACCCAGACTATGAGGGAAGACGATTCCATTCCAAGGGAAATGGCCTTTATGGAAATGAATGATTCTAATTATTCTGCTAGAATCAAGAAAGCAGAAGAAATGTTTCTAACAGCTCTAGATACTTATGGTTGGTTACAAACACCGATCAACAAAAGAGAAGTCATGGAAGCTATTTACGCCTTGATTGAGATTATTTCTCCACAAGAAGCTACCAACTTCAAAACCCTCCGTATGGAGAGAACTGCCGAAAAACTTAATAGAATAGTTGATGATGAAAAACGAAAGAGTGTAGAATACGTTAGATCTGTATTAGAGGAATTCTCACCGGAATACAAAGTTTGTGGTGAATTGTGCGGCAATGATGAAATGATCTGTATAAAAGAAAAGGATCATAAGGGACCTCATGGAGATGATGAAGAATAGAAGGGGATAATGGAATGCAGAAAGATCCAACACAGAACGAAGGAAAGTGCGAACGAACATCTAAAGAAATTAAAAAAATACTCGCGTAAGAACAAAAAATTAATAAATAAAATGGGAGTTTATGTATGTCCTAAATGTCTGTATTGGCATGTGGGGACGAATAAATTTAAGAGGAAGAGGAAGATATGGATTGCTAGTCCTCCGTTTATTGAAAAGAAGGATAAGAAATGCCAATCGATAAAGAAAGTGGATGGGTAGAACCGGATATCGTTATCAATGGGAAAGAGTTGACATTCGCTGAATGTATGGTTGTTCGTGTGGCTGTTAGTAGCTTTCGAATGTCATTAACGGCACCATTTATTAGTGAAGGATTAGGAGCAATAGCGAAGAATTATGATCATCATTTGATGAATATCGAGAGGATGATGTTGAAGAATTCGAGGAAGAAATGATAACATTCAAGATATTCGAATCCGGATATCAGAGCTGGGAATCGATGGCGAAGGAAGTCTGTGAATTTGCCTCGAAGTTAGGAGATAACAGAGTAATAAGTATCTCTCATTCGCAATGGAATTCGAATGGATCGATCATCGTCTGGTATTATAAATGAAGACTTATGAGGATAATGAAGGGAAATTCGAGGAGTGGAAGGATTGCTTATCTCACTCGAATTGTCCGAAGAATTGTTCTCATCCGAAAGAGGGATTAATACAATATAGAATATGGGAATCGAATGATGGTGCATATGAAGATTATCAATACAAATGCACTAATTGCGGACATACATGGTGGGTAGATGGAATTGACTCATAATATATCTACATGCAAGGAATGCGGTTGTCGGACTGGTGGTGGCGACTACTGCTTTGCTCATAAACCCTATATGGTATATCCTCTTAAGGACGGTAGTTTCAGAGTTCATCGTAATGGAGTAAAAAGAATTTGGCTCGATGAACCACCGACATTAGAAACTGAAGGAATAAAAGAGGATGAATTGAAAGAATGATATGAGCGATCAAGACCCGAGATATTCTTGGAATATCCTCGATGAAGTTGCGAAGGAACAAGTACGTCTTGCTCGAGGTGACATCACGAAGACTCTTATTGAATATGTTCATGTAAGATGTTATTCATGCGGTGGAGTGACCATATTCCCTCTTCATTCGAATCAAGCAAGACCAACTCCCGCACCGTGCCTCCATTGTGGAATGGACATATGAATGAATATTGAATTGATCAAGAAATTAATAAAATTAGCGAATAATAATCCGAATGAGCATGAGGCGAATCTTGCTGCGCGGAAGGCTTGTCATCTAATCGAGGAAGGAAAATTCGATTTTGGGATGAATAAGAAAGAACCAGGACAAACGAAGAAACCAGAACCAAATAGATCGAATTCATCAATAGTATACGAGGATTTATTAAAGACATATCAAGATATGTTTAGGGAGAGAGGATTTAGAAGTCATTGGAGAGATGAACCTTTTGCTTGGGAACGAGATTTCCGTGAACCGTATGGATATAAACCATCTTGGGAAAAGAGTGAACCAGAAAGAGAAAGACAACAGAAGCCGAAGAAAATATTAGAATGTAAAACTTGTGGATTTAGAAAGGAGACTACATTCAGAGGATTAGAAAGTATCTATATATGTAATGAATGCCTATGGGAATCTTTTAATAAAGGAAGAGTATGATTAATATCAAAGGACTGAATAAGATAGAAATTCTTATGGTTTTATACAATGCATCCATGCCGATGGGGATGGGATGGATGAATCACGAAATGAAAGATATGACGTATGATGAAGCGAATGAAATTCTGGATAAGAGTGAAAGTAAATATTTCGATTATTTGAAAGGAAGAGTGATGAAAATTAATTTGTCAAAAGATGAATTCAATGAAGTATTATACGATCGGGATAATGGTCCGGGGATGGCGGCTCGGCAAATCGATAGATTACGAAAATGAATATAGGATGGAGGAAGGATGCTGAAGGATCTGGTAAATGGGTGATTGATCATATAGAACCGAAGAAGAGATATACGACAATCGACGAGGAGACTATTAGATGGGTTGCAAGATGGGCGTTCCATTGGGGAATGAAAGAATTAGAGAGGGTGAAATGAAATGGATAAATGGTCGAGAAGGTTGGAAAGAACAAAGACGTCTAATGATCGAAAGTTTAAGAACCAATCCTTGTATGGATTGTCATAATAGTTTTCCACCTGAATGTATGGATTTCGATCATCGAGACCCGGATGACAAATTTAAAGATATATCAGATTTATTGTATGCTACTGGTCTAAATATCCTATTAGAAGAAATTAAGAAATGTGACTTGGTTTGCGCGAATTGTCACCGTATAAGAACAAAGAAGCGAATGGAAGAGAAGAGAGAAATAGGAATATATAAGCGGGATTTGGCTTTAGCTGAAGAACATAGAATATCTATGTTGAATATGATCAACCAAATTGAAATTAAAAGATTAGAAATATTAGCACAAAGAGCTCATGAACGTGTTAAAGTTTTTAACTCCGCCATGAATATCAAACCTCAAATTTTGTGACGTCCGCGCCAGCCGTGATTACACTTTTGGGGGGTGGCACGGCTTATGCCTGTACATTATGATGCCACTGTGTACCGCTACTGGTACACAGTGGCATCGGGTGACGTGGCGCGGTACGTGCCTAGCGTGACACGTATAAGAGCAGTAGCACGTACACCACACCTAACACCATGAGGGATAAACCCCCATCGGGTGTTAGCGTGATGCGCCTACGTGGCATCGGGCACCACGGGTGCGACGGGTGCCACTTCGACGGGTGCCACTACTTCAAGTATGGCACTGTGTACCGTGAGTCCGTGCGGTGTCTTGAGTGCTTCGGGTGTGGTGAGATTGGCGGTACGGATATCGCCCAACAATGGCACGTCACAAAGCAGCATGGCAGGCGGTACGGTGCCGAGCATCGCAAGGGCCGTACCACGAAACACCCATGTACCCTTGTGTCCGCTAAGGCGGTACGTGTGGCCGACACTGTTAGCGCCAGCGTAGTGCAGCGTATGCCCCGGTACTTCCGTGTCCGTCGGGTACAGGTTCAAGAGCGAACCTTGCAGGGGCAGTGTCACGAAGTGGGAGAGTACCGCCACAATGGCGTCACCACGTCCCGTGATGCTGTATTTCACCCGCGCGGGTGACGTGGCATAGCCAGTGCAAATGACGGCGTATGCACTGCCGATACTGCCAGCGAATGACGCCAGTATGGCACTGAGCCACAATGGCAGGATGGTAGCGGGTGCCACTTCGGCGGGTGCCACTTCGGCGGGTGCCACTTCGGCGGGTGTCACTTCGGCGGGTGCCACTTCGGCAGCCAACATGCTGTTGGCTACGGTGTCCAGCGTAGCAGCCTTAGCGGCTGCTCTTTTCTCTGCTCTTGTCATATGACCTACTCTCATACACTGCGGTATTGCAGTAACCCGTAGTATGGCACATATATATAGGTCAATGCAACATAAATCGTAAGGGTGCCGCAAAATATCTGTAGATACATAGTGTCGGGTGCTACTTTGTGACACAAAGTGACATATGCCCTATTTGCCATTCCTAGCCCCGTGGTGAGTAGCACCCGCCATGCCATGCCAGCACCCGTTAGGGTGCTCGTTTGCCCCTTAGACGGGTTTTGACCTATTATTGAGACACCTACACTTACAGGGTTTTAGGTGTACAAAGGGCATATACCATGCCACATGCACATATTGGTATGCGTGTATGTGGTATGGTATATGCTATTAGCATACCTCGTGCCATGCTATGCCGTGGTATGGCATGGGATATGCTATAGCATATCCTATGCCATACGGTATTATGACATGGCAGGGTTTATGCTATAGCATAAACCGTGCCATATGACACTATGGCATGGCATGGTATATGCTATAGCATATGCCGTGCCATGTACGGTTTCGTACAATGTACGGTTTCGTACATTTGGAGCCGCGCCGCGATGAGCGATCTGTAACTGATCAAAGAGGATCTTAGATATGATCCATCCGATCGTCGCGATCAATGAAAAGATCAATGATAAGAAGTAAAGGATCTTTTCATTGATACGCAGAAGATTATAGCACATCTAATCTTAAGGATGAATCTCTAACTGAGGAGATTCATTACCTATGAAGTCCGTCCGATCAATGAAAAGATGAATTAGAACAAAAGAATAGCCGCAGAGGGAGAGTGCTCTGCGGCTATCTCCGAGCGTCTAGACTGCAACCGATCATACCATCGGTTGCAACCAGAATCCGAGCTCTACGACGTGACTTCCTCGGTCTTCGGCTCCGCCGTCCCGACCTTAGCCTTGGCCGCGTCCAACGCCTGCTGCGCCTTGGCCGCGATCGCCACCGCCTTCTCCTGCTGAGCGACGAGACGCGCCTGCGCCTTCTCGGCCTTCTCCTGAGCCTTGAGCGCCGCGGCCTCCGCCTTGGCCTGCTTCCCGTCCGCCTTCGGCTCCGCGAGGTCGACATCGAACGTCAGCGTGGGAGGCGCGACGCCGTCCTTGAACATGCTGAGGAAGATGACGATATTGCCCGAGACGCCGGGGATCGTGTAGCTGACCCGCGACGCCTGCCCGACCTTCGGATGCGGCGAATGGAAGAACGCCGTGCGATTGGCCTTCTCCGCGACAGCCGTGGTCTCGACCGCGACTTCCGTCTCCGGCTTCTCCTGCTCCTGAACTCCACCACCGCGCTGATTCCTGCTCATGATACACTCTGCTCTCTATCTGCCGCTGATTGACGACGTGTGGTGGGGTGCTGAATTGCACCCGCACCGTGTAATGCAGCGTAGCACGCTCGCCGCAAGATTGCAATATCTTATTTTGCTCTTTTTCAAAAGCTCAAAGGTTCTTAATTCTATCAAGTTCAAAGAAGTTCTCCTACGTCCCGCTCTCGAAGTTATCGAAAGTTCAGGCACTTGATATGTTCAGCCGGGGTCTTGGGCACCGCCGCGAGATCATATCTGTAGTCCAAACGAACGAGGATCACGGAAATTCACCGAAGTTCGATATCCGAACCTCCACAGCCGGGACACGACGGGATGTGCGATCTCGTCGTAAACTTCGTCGAGCACTCGAGGCAGACGACTTTCATCAGATGCCGCCGACGCTCTGGTAACGGCTCATTGTGACTGATGTCAGTCTCCCGACCAGCAGCTTCGAAGGATCTCATAACATCACGCTCGGTATTCGAGCCTTTCCAGGAACTGTCCTCGAAGAACAGCTCCTGTTGGCGTTTTCTCATCTTCGTTATCTCCTTATTCGTAATCCGACAACCGACCCATCGGGTCTTCCTCGTAATCCATCTGCTGAGCTTCCCACTGGTTCTCGAGGAAGTCATACAGACGAATTGCCCACCACGCGTCATAGGACCAGAACTTCCGGCCCATGAAGTAAATCTTCGCCTCGACGCCCCATGAGGCAACGAGCGAGATTTGGAAGTTACGCTTGCCGAACTCCCACACAGTGACCTGTGTGGGATCAGCGACGTTGGCTGTATGGGAACGACGTTTCCAGCGTGGAAATATCATCGGCAGTTCTCGCATTTCCACGCTTCCCCACGCCCGAAGGGGAGACGCACGAGTTTGAGTTTGACAGCGGCCACGACTTCCAAGCAGGAGCCGCAAGTTCCGACGATTTGAGTGCCTGCCTTGAATTCGGCAGGAGCAAGCGCGAGAGAAGTCTCGCGCCAGTTGCCGTAGGCCACTTTGACCTTTGCGGCAGGAGCCAGAATATGCTCCATTTTGATTGGCTCTCCCATATCTTCCTATCTCCTTTATGTGGCTCGCGCGGTATGCGCTGCGCCAGTAGTAATATAGCACGGCGCAGCCAGCAGATTTGTTCTTATTATTTCTTCGTTAAAGAAATAATTTTGTCATAGGAGACCTTCCTCTTGACAAGATCCATCATGGCCTCTCCTTCCGTGGCCCCATCAAGATCCATCTTCTCTGTCTTTCTTCCGCTCTTGTAAACGATCGTGTATCCAGTTCTTACTTGCGAGGATGCATGAACAAGAGCGCGATACTTGGCCGCTTGGATAGAGTTACGGACTATCCATAAGAGAAGAAGAGGAACTCCTACCACCATTAGCAGGATCGCGAAAAACACGGTTAGGATGACGATGACTGTCACCATTAGAAGTGAATGTCATCGTCGAGTTGCGCTTCTCGCAGACGATCCTGCTCCTTGTCCCAGCAGGTCTGGCAGGGCTGAGCCGAGAACTGGTCCACGAGAGAATTCCCGCAACGATTGCAGTTGGGGATGTTGGACGGCGGAGCGGGGAGCTTGGCGAGCTCGGTCTGCAAGAATTCACGCAGAATGTCATTACGCTGCCGAGACAGATGATATTGGACACCCATCTCGCAGATGGCTTCGACGAGATCCTTGGCCTCCTTGAAACCCAGACCACCGCCACTGACTACCAGCGTAGGCTTGCCGGTAGCAATTGAGATCTCCGCAGTTCCACGAGGGATGTTGCGGAGAGCCTTGATCGCTTCAATCTTGTTATCGAATTTCATCGCGTTATCTCCTTGTGAGTGCCGCTGGTATTGGCGGCAAACAAAAGCATAGCACAGGTGAGCCATATCCGTTTACATCTTTTTATTTCTTCTTTTAGAAGCCGATCTATGAAAAGATCTTATAGTGATAATATTGCACAACTTTACTATATGCGCCTACGCCTTAATCTTGTATCTGGTGAACGATCGTATTCTCGTCTACGTCGATTATTTGCTTGTTCTTTTCTAGTTGACCATTTAACATTCCCAGGTTCATAATCCCCATCGTTGTCTATTCTTCCTAATGTTAATCCTGGTGATGGTTTCGGACCAATATCTTTAAGAAAATCTAAGAAACTATTTATCCAACGATCACAGACCTTTATTCCTCTAACACCATACCATTTCCATTCTTTACAATCAGGATTTATACATCTGTTGATCATATTTCGACGTGCGACATATTCTGAGAAATAGATATTTCTCTCATTATTTGGGAAATTCTCTCGCATATTTATCATTATACCACATTTTAATAAAGATTGCAAATCTTTAAATTAGATCTTTTCATTGATAAAAATAAGACTAGGTGATTTAACTGTTCCGTGCTATAATTAAGCACGGCACGGGCAGTAATCCTTACATTAGATTACTAAACGTGGATTTAGGAATGAGTTGATTCGAAATTTAGAGCTTGCAATCTGCGGCAAGTTGTGGGTGGAAGCACTTAGACGTAGATAGACCACATCAATGATGGGATTTCGATCTATTCAAACCTGTAACTGACGATAAAAGACGTAACTGAGGTCATCCGATGGAAAAAGTCGTCGTCCGAGCTCCGAAAATCGAGGAAAGTGTCCGAAATGCGGGAAAATTTACTCAGAAAGTCTGTATTGTTGGCCGAGTTTAGGGTCAGAGGAGCCGGCTCGATGTGTCAAAGATGCTATTTATCTTCATAAATTCATTCCGAGGATGGATTTAGTCGTGCCGAGGGTGGTTCACTAGAGCTTTTCTGTAAACAGGTGGTGTTCGAGGGTAAATGCCGTTTACAAATCCAGTTTACAGAAAAATGCCGGTATTTACAGGTCCGATTTAGGGTTTGTAAACTCTGTAAACAGTGTAAACATGGTATTTAAAGAGTTACGCAAAAAGCCCCGGTCCCGGGAAACGCCAAGCAACTGTTGGAGGAGGTGTTGTTTACCGTTTACGTTTACAGAACAGTGACGCCGCAACTCGTTTGTTTCCAGTAACTTACAGCTTTTTGGACATGTAAACACCATGTTTACGAACACCGTGATTTACCCTCGATTTGTAAACACTGTAAACGGTGTAAACGTCCTTTTACAGCTCCAAAACCCGCCTCCCGCCGAATTCCTTCCTCTAATCAGTCTGTTTTCACAAAATAGAACCACTTAGGACTACCAAAATGAACAATATCTGCTTCGATCTCCTCCGACCGCATTCCAAATCCTAATAAACATTCCCTATAATCCTCTATACTACCCTCTTTCATAACAATAAATTTTATTCTTTCATCTTTCTCCTTATCCAGATTAGTTAATCCTCTATAAACTTTACCACCAACAAGCTCAACATGAGACATTATCACCATATTTGAGATTCCAAAAGTTATTGATTTTGTAAAATTCAAGATCCTAAAAGTTCGAGATTTGTAAAGTTCTTCACTTCGTAAAGTTCTTCAATGACATCTCTCGATCCAAAAGTTCTTCCTCTTCTTTCATCATACGTTCCTCTTCCTTCTCCATCTCAATATTCGTGTCATTTTCATCTAATAATCTTCTCTTTTCAACCCATGTCTTCACAGGATATACAACTTCCCTCTTCCACCCTCGAGCTTGTTTTCCTGTTTCCTTATCACGCACCTGACTAGCTCTCGTAAATCCTAGTGACTGCATAATCTCAGCTATTCTCGTAGATACTGCTTGAGTTCTTCTATCAATAGGTATTCCTAATTCGATTAAGATTGATTCATTCGAAATCCGTTGATATTGACGATCATACAAACGATCTAATTTATCCTTCCAATCATCATCAACTAGTCGATTTTCTTGTTCATCTTCCGCAGGTTTATATAATTCTTCCGGTAAACGAATAGAATCACCTTTTTCTGCTCGCATGAAAGCTTCTGCCCATAATTGATCTCTATTCTCACGTATCCATACAATATCGAATTTATTAACTCGAATAGGCCAGAATCGTCGGTTCCCAGTTGCATCCGTCAAATAAGTATATGAGTTCGTAGTTCCAACGAAGATACATTGTCGTCGTTGTGTCTTGGGATTGTGTGCGTAAGCCAGCCGTGCAGTATCATCCTGCCTCGATAACATGGATTTGACGTGATCCATCTGAGTGCTTCTTATCTTATTCAGTTCCGCGACTTCGATTATCCATTTTCCCATGGTCAATTCCATGATTTCCTGGGCTTTCAAGTTCAGCGGCAGATTATCGCTAAACCATTCGTCTTTCGGGCACAGTGTCCGTAATGCGGAGGATTTCAATAATCCTTGTTTACCAGATTCGAAGACTACCATCTCATCGTATTTACATCCTGGATCGGTTATTCGCTTAACAGCCGCCATCAGCATAATCGAGGAAACAGATTGAATATATGGGGTATCATCGGCTCCCGCAGTTTGAATCACCCACGTATTGATACGAGGAATACCATCCCATACGAGTTCCTTAAGATAGTCAATGACGGGATGGAAACGATTCTCCCATGCTACATTTCTCACTACATCTTGATATAAGGTCTTAGGAGGTAGAAAACGATGTTTTCTCTCTGTCTCTAACCAAATATGAAGTTCGATATTATCTTCTAATTCCCCTTTATAAATCTCTGGATATTCAATCAACGGCTTACATGAAAATTCGTTGAACGACAAATTAATATTCCGTAATTCGATTGATCTTCTTATATTTTCTTGATTTGGTAGCACTTTTCCTTTATATTCAACGAATTCCGAACCACCTAACCATTTCATAATTTGTTTTACAATCGCATGTCCATGTTCTCCTAATAATTCAATCAATTTGCTCTTACCTGTGAATGCTTTCTTATTCGAGATAGCTCTTAACGTAGATTCAATTGCAAGAACTTCGTCACCTTTATCGTGAGGCCCATTATATTCGATAACGGAACGCATTACAGAGGTAGCTTCTTCTTTTGTCAAATCATTAGATAGTAAGAACCCGGCAACCGCTAATCGCATATCATGCTTAAAAGATCCTTTTGCAATCCACGCATGTAGCATACAAGCTATAGCGTATAGCAATGTCCGTCTCGGTAGATCATCTACGAAGGATATCTCTGCATTGATAGATGAGGATTTATAAAATTCAAGAACTTCACCAGGATGGGTTAATTCCTCACCTTTTGGTGTCCAAATAGATGGAGGCACCATCGACTGATTCCCATAAGACCCATCGTATTTTACACCTCGAAGTTCGACGAACGTCTTCTTTGCTGGGACAAATCCTTCACCTTTATAATCTATGTTCTCATATGCTTTAGATATCACAGGTTCATGCGTCGTATAGAATGCATGGGATATCGGTTTGGAAGGTGGGTGGCCGTATACAAATTTCGTAGCAGGAAGGATACCGCCAGACAATTCAATCCCAGGAATCCAATCGAAATCTATATCGGCAAGGAATTGCCCCGGTGCAATCTCATTACCTAATACGATTCCTATGTTTTGTCCTGGAACATAGTCTTCTTTTGTGTAGATGCGATTAGGCCATTCCGAAGCTTCTTTGCCTTCAGGATTTTTCTTCTTCGTCGGATAATAGATTAAACGGAATCCTCGCTCATAATATTTCTCTAACCAGGACGGGTATGATTTCAATGCTTCCATTATTCGCTCTTATTCAGTTCTTCGTTATTTCTTTCTCATCTTCGTATATCCTATATTTACTCTCCAATTGATCTACTCGAATACCCCGTGATGGAACAGTTCTAAGAACACCTTGTATCCCAGCAACAAAAGCTTCCAACATCACAGGATCATCAGATTCTGCTACGATAATCATTTCTAATTTCATCATTCCTCCGTATTCAGATACATATCGTATAATCGAGTATCGGGTCTAAATCCTTCTTCTTTTGCTATATACGTTACGGCTATCTTAGCCGCTCTACAATAATCACTCGAAGGTGATTTATCATCACATTGTCCAGGACGATAAGTCCTCCATATTTCATCCTTCATCACTTTAGGAAGAGATACCCAATGATCGCGGCACATAAACATCTCTGGTGAGACTTTTTCATTACAATTCGTCGCATGGCAATGATGACTCATTATTTATTCCTACAATGGAATTTCCGACAATTGCAATCCTTCGAACATTTACAGACGACAGGATTCTCATTCGCATGTTCACATAGCATCATACTTCTTCTTTCTCCATCCCATAACTTCTTCAATTCCTCGATTGTATCAGTATCTAGATCATTGAAGACTCCATACATCTGTACGTTCCAATGAGGATTTTCCTTTAAAACTCTTCTCATATGTTCATAAAGAAAAGAATCATATAAAGACATAGATCCTCAGCAACCAAATGTAAGGGACCATACATTCGTGAAAGACCAGATAATAATCATAGTCACTACGCGAATCGATAAAGACAATTGGTCAAGGGATAGGACCTCCCTCGAACTTCTCAGCCCGAGGGAGGGTGATTACAGATGGCCAAATCTATAATCATTACATTACTGGTCGCTGGGAGCGAACAGCAACGCAGCAATATTCTACCACATCAACTGCTGCAATGCAAGCCCTAAATGTAGTGGTGACAACAACTTGACCCACTATCCAAACTAATCTCTTGCTTTCTAAGTAACTAAGTGTTAATATAAACTATGAATAAAGTTACATGTCTTCGCTGTGATCATCAATGGATCCCAAGGAAAGAAAATCCTTTACGATGTGCTAGATGTTGGAGTTCTCGTTGGCAGATAGTTAAAAGAAATAAAATTGATAAATCTTGTGATAATTGTAAACATCAATGGATCTCACGTCTAGATAATCCACATAAATGCCCTAAATGTAAGAGAGTTTTAAATATGTCTCATGAATATAGAGTATATCATGAGCATAGAGAATTACATGGTCTATCATATACCTCAGAATACAAAATATGGAGTGGGATGATTCAACGTTGTATTAATCCTGAAAGTACCGGATGGGAATATTATGGAGGAAGAGGTATAAAAGTCTGTGAAAGATGGATGAATAGTTTCTTAGATTTTATTAAAGATGTTGGTCTTAGAACGGACTCAAAATTAACAATAGAAAGAATCAATAATGACGGTAATTATGAACCAGGAAATTGTCGATGGGCAACTCGAAAAGATCAACAAAATAACCGTAGAGTTAGAAAAACTTTGAATAAATGTTCTATCTGTGGAGAAATGGGTCATAATGCCTCTAATCTAAAACATTTTGGATTATAAGGAACTTGTAATCCGTAAGCCGCTATGCTACGCTATTATATGGCGCAAAACCTAATCGTCCTATACAAAGATTTCTGTCACGTTTGTCATAAGGAATTCGAAACAAAGGTTCCACCGATGAAGACAGCATCTTTCTGTTCAGATGAATGTTGGAATAAAGCACCTAAGAACGTGGAGATTAAGAAACAATGACTAAGTGGCTAGTTACAATCACACAAATAGGGGATAAATTCGATTTCCCCATCGGTTACTTCCCTCGAAAGTTCGCTTACAAAGTCGATGCACTCAAGTGCAAGGAGGAAGTCGAGCGTAAAGGAGGAGAAGCAACGCAGCGCCTTCCCGTATAAAGGAGATAGTCAATGATCAGCATCGATATTATCGGCCGCATCGACGAGTTCATGGATATGGATACACCGGAAAAACTTTACCAGTATTTGTGTGAAGTCGCCGGTGTTCAAGAATTGTCTCCCAAAGAGGAGCACCCGCAAACCTCTTCAAGCAATGTAACTCACGATCCCAACACCAACACTTCGAAATTGGAGTATGGTTCACCGAGCTATTCAATTGAGGATTTCGACAGGCTCAAGAAAATGTATGAGCCGCTCGGTCTCATGCCCGGCACCTACATGGTCACTGGCATCGAGGGGAAGTTTCACCCGGAATATGATGAAGACACACCGTGGCCGCTTCATGATGTTCGCGAGGAGTATTCCGCATTCGACATCATGGTTCTCGTTGAATCATCCGAGGCCAACGGCTACCCGCATGTCAATCACGTGTGGTTCGAGGGCATGGATATCGACGTCATGGCTATGACCATTCATTTCTCAATGGGTTCCTGATGTTAATCAAAGAGCCACTCGTTAACCGATATGATTCAATATTGGCTGTTATCGCAATAGTCAATAAGAATGAAACTGATGCAAAAGAATTGCAGACAGGATTCTATCAGATAGGTCATTTCGGTTCTTCGTATTGGCCTAGTGATGAATATGAAGGTTACTTTGATCTTGACAATGAATCTTCCTACGGAGTTTGTGATAATGTAGAACAAATTCTCGAATTATATCCGACACTACAGGATCCTGTCCGGCAGTTCATCGTGACGATCACTCCCGTCATTCGAGCGAAGCAGTCAAAGGAAGGTGGCTGGCGTTGGCACAAGTGGGGACCATATATCGGCAATTACAATCGCAAGCATGAATATCTTTATGATGAGGATATCGATCAAGTCCTCGTCTATCACATCTACGAGAAGAGGCCATAATGTGGAAACTCAAGAAAATGCGGAGACGTCTTTCCAAGAAGAAATACGCTCTTCACTTGATGAAACTCCGTGTAGCACGTTACGTCGGTAGTGACGGAAATTAATCATGTTTGTCGCGCTTATCGCCGATACGCATGGCTACTTGCCAGTTATCCCTAAATTTGTCTCTGCTGTCATTCATGCTGGAGACATAGGAATAGATCGTGGAGCCATAGGATGGTTTCGTGATCTTTTTTATCCATGGGTTACTAAGTTAGGTGTCCCAGTCTATGCGACATTTGGAAATCATGATCGTATCGGAGAAACTCGATCAATACCAGATGGAATTCCTCCGAATCTCTATCTCTGTATTGACTCATTAGAGAATGTTCTCGACGTCCCAACATATTTTTCGCCGTGGTCCATGAAATTCTACAATTGGGCATATATGGCGGATGATAATGAACTCTCTCAAAAATATGCGAAAATTCCTGATATAACAGAAGTGCTCGTGACACATGGTCCTCCATACGGTGCCGGTGATCGTGTAGAATCTGGTGAACGAGTTGGTTCTCCATCTTTATTGGTTCGTATAGAACAACTTCCTAATCTTAATTTAGTAGTTACAGGTCATATTCATGAAGATTACGGAACACATTTTTGTCATAGTGGACTTCCTGTATTAAATGTCACTCATGTGGATCTAATGTATCGTCCTGTTCATCCACCAACGATAATTGAGTGGCCTCCTCGTAATTGGCGAAAATCTTAAAGGATTATATGAAAATTTTGACATTAGTTTTAAGTCTCATTTCTACTTCTGTATATGCACAAACATCTACATTTATATTCACAGCAACGGATCCTAATGGATTCATGGATACTGATACTAAATCAAGACTATTCGTAGTTGACCATGTGAAGAAGAATTTGATAAAATCGAAATTCGTTAAGTTAGTAAATAGTCGAGAAGAAGCAGTCATCATCATCGAAATCACAGGGACAAGTGAGAAAGAAGTCCCAAATTCTCTTGCAATATTGGCAAATGCTCTGAGTTCTCCATTAAAGAGTCATAAAGCTGATGAAACACAGAAGAAGACATATCGACACGCAATACTAACTGTAGGGACTTATACTACAGAACTAGAGTCAGAGAAACTATTTGGAGAAAGAACTGATCTTCATAGTGCTATCGAAAGGTGGATGAAGCTCAACTTAAAACAATTGAATTTAAAGAAATAAATGGAGGTTGCAATCGTATAAAAGCTGTGTTACGCTGTATTTATGGCGCATAAAGGAGATGTAATGAATAAAACGAAGGAAGACGCAGTTGATCGCATCATGACTTGCAGAATGGGTTCAGTAGGTATGAATCCTTCCCTCGAATACATGGAACATTTGATTATCCAGATTGAACGCTGGCTTCATCATCTTCGAGAAATACATATTTCTTTGATGGAAGAGAAAGATTCTAAAAATCAATAAATTCTTGCTGATCCATTTGTGTCCTTAAGCGCCTAGGAAGCGCCGGATCTAGAAAAGCTCATCAACGGAGGCATCCAAGATGAGTGCAATGTATTGTGACGATGGATTGGCTGGCCTTTGTCTTGTAATTTCGGTGAACAAAACATGAGAAAAGATCTTGATAAAGTAACGACTGAGAGCCCACGGCGCGGTCATTCAAATCCATCTCTCAAAACGTCCCTTCGTATCCATCGAGCATCCCTCGAATTCGACGAGGACGGATTCGATATCGATCGCTTTGAATTACCAAAAGTTCTTCCCATCTCCCGGCACCGGCAATACGGATGGAATTGCAAAGAATTCTCAGATTTGCTAGGACCACTCCGTAAGTGCCTCCGGAAGCAAGTGGGCCGTCCGTGGAATGACGTCTATTCCGAACTATGTGAATCCCTCGATCAACGCTCCCTGAGCGGTATTCACATCTGGGGTCACGTAAAATCGGAAGTAGAACTCTATCCCGTCATTCGTCGTGACGGTGTTATCTGTCGTGGATATCGTTTTCACTGGCACGGTGATCCATTGACTCCTCTCCAAGGACTGTATGTTCATCCTCGAACCGGTATCCTCTGTTATATCGAGGAAAGAACGAAACGATATCGACGTCCAGAGAACCCCGACATCAAGAAGATTGATGAATTCCATAATTATGAACTCATCAAGGGAATTTGGTATTTCGTGACGTATCACAACGTCCCGAAATACAAATATGTAATGATTGAAGGAGAGCAAGTCAAGAAAGAGGACGGCTTCACCAGAATGTATTGGATGAAAAAGCAATTGAATTCGAAAGAGTTACGAAGGAATAAACTCGTAAATTCAAGACTTTCAGTTGCATGAAATTTATCCCATCTAGTGATAAAAGCAAAACCCTTTTCATCATAGATGATGAAGATTATGAAAGAGTCATACTCTTTAAATGGCATATTACTAAATGGAATACTATTCATTCCTCTTCTGTGCCGCTTAGCACATTTCTATTAGGGATAACTCCAATAGGATTTAAAAGGATTTTCATTAATGGAAATTCTTTAGATCATAGAAAAGAAAATTTAGGATTATTTAAATTCCATGGGATGTCTAATACACCTGAACATCGAGCATGGAATAATATGATTCAACGATGTTATAATCCTAATATCAAAGATTATCCTAACTATGGTGGTCGAGGGATTAAAGTTTGTGATAGATGGAAAGAAAATTTTCTAATTTCTTAGAAGATGTAGGACTGAAACCGTCTTCAGAATTGACTATAGAGAGAATAGATAACAATAAAGATTATGAACCAGGAAACGTCAAATGGGCGACGTATGAAGAACAAAACAATAATCGGAGAATTAGAAGGAAATAATAATTATTGCAATCGTATATAAACTGTGTTACGGTGCAATAGGTAAACAACCAGTATAAGGACTATATGGAACAAAAAACGAACCTCAGATACGAAATTGCAAGTCTTGCTGAAAGATTCAGGCACTACGTGGAAGTCCTCGATGACATGCTCGAAAATTTCTCAGTCGTAAACATTCATTCGAATGGGAAGATTCCAGCATATCCGTATGTCGGAGAGGAGCATCAGTCTCCGAAGAAATCTCTCACTAACAAACAGAAACGAAAGATCACGAGGAAGATAAAAGTCCTCGCCAAGGGCTATCAGGGTGATCTCGTCCAGCAGAACGGGAAACGGAAATATGTAAAGAAGCATTGGACTCAGACCCCTGCCGGTAAGAAGAAAGTTATGAAGAATCTCAAGAGGGCGATGGCTGCGAAGCGTCGAATGCAGAAATTAAGAACGCAAGTAGCTAAATAGACCTTGCAATCCGTTAGTGGCTATGCTACATTGTACTTGCGGTTACGGTAGTCGCGACTGCCACTTGTCTTGAAGTTCATTAACAAGGATGTTGATACTGACTTTGAATGACTGCCTGAAACATAATTCAGGCATCCCAATCCAATGGGAAACACAGTCCGTAATTCAGTTAATCCATCCTTGTTAATTCATTTTCTTATAAGGAGATTTTGAGATATGGAAAATTTCTTTCAGATTTACGTAGCTTACCCAATTGATTCGAATGGTAAGCTAGGTGATCTAACTCCACATGGAAATCCTCAAGAATCTCTTGAACAATGTTCTATTATCGTTGAGAAATTGATCAACGACGATATGAATGACATACAAGGAGCGGACATCTTCGCTAAATCTGGTAACAAAGTCTGGTTCTACGATGAGCATGAATCTTTAAACCGTGTTTGGTTCGAATATCGAAAATAAGGAGATATGATGCCGAAATGTCCCAAATGTAAGCACATGTTTCAGGTTCCCGAAGATGAGCAGAATATGCACGACTGTCCATCCTGTGGGTATACTGGTCATGAGGATGAAAAACCTAAGAAAGTTCGCTTCTCAGTGAACTTATGGTTTACTCAGCCTCTCGAAGATGATGAAGAATATCCTTCACAAAGAGACATCACCGCCATTGAAAAGGATATCATCAAACATCTCACGAAAGCAGAATTCAATGATGTAGATTGTGAAGTCGTAAATCATGAACACGAATAAGGAGACTAAATGATCATAGCAGGCGTAGCTGTTCTAGCAATTCTACTCTTCTTCATCACTATATTAGGATTGGCTGCATCATTTCGTATAGTAGTATCTACGAATGATGTTCACATCGTCCAATCAGTGAAGAAGACTACCTCATATGGCAAGGATCAACCTACTGGTAACGTGTACTATAGGTGGCCTGCATGGATACCTGTAATCGGAGTGAAAACGATCGTATTACCAGTATCCGTATTCGATGTCAAACTCGATAGTTACGCTGCTTATGATAAGGGTCGTGTCCCATTCATAATCGATGTAATGGCATTCTTTCGTATTACTGAAACGAATATGGCGGCTCAGAGAGTTCATTCATATGCTGAACTCATCGAACAACTGAAAGGCATCCTCCAGGGAGCTTGCCGCGCTATTCTCGCACAATCTGAGATCGAGGAAATCCTAGAAGGACGTGGTAAATTTGGAGAAATGTTTACCAAGGAAGTCGATCACAATTTAGTTGCATGGGGAGTTCAAACAGTCAAATGTATTGAATTAATGGATATTCGGGATGCTAATGGTTCCGAAGTTATCCATAACATCATGGCTAAAAAGAAATCCCTCATCGAAAGACAGAGTAGAATCGAAGTAGCTGAGAATATTCGGGCAGCACAGGAAGCTGAAATCGAAGCAAAACGTCAAGTAGAACTACAGCAGCAAGATGCTGAACAACAAGTTGGTCAACGTTCTGCTGAGAAAGATAAACAAGTCGGCATCTCTAAACAGGTAGCTCAGCAAGAGATTTCTTCACAAGAGAAGATCACTGCTGAGAAACAAATGGCTGTCGTCAATGTTAATCAAGTTCGACAAGCCGAAATTGCTCGAGATGTTCAGATTGTTGTGGCTGAGCAGACAAAGAAGACTCAAATTATCAAAGCTGAAGGTGAGAAGCAACAGACTATCACAATAGCTGAAGGAAATCTTGAGCAGGCAAAACTCCAGGCACAAGGAGTAGAAGTCGAAGGTAAGGCAAAGGGTCTAGCTGAGCAAGCTGTTCTCATGGCACCAGTCAATTCACAAATTGCACTGGCAAAGGAAATTGGCTCGAATCAGGGGTATCAGCTGTATCTCGTTCAACTGAGGACAATCGAGAAGGAAGAAGTCGTCGGTGTTGAACAGGCAAAGGCATTAGTCGCTGCTGAAGTCAAGATTATTGCTAATTCTGGTAATGTCGTCGAGGGAGCGAAAACAGTGATGGATCTCTTCACATCCAAAGGTGGAACACAACTCGGAGCAATGATTGAAGCATTTGCTCAAACTCCTTCCGGAAAAGAAATTATTGAAAAGGTAACCGATGTTACGAAATCTACTAAAAAGTAGGTTTACTCGGCTACCCTATATTACCCGGTACAGGCCACGGCCTAGGAACCCATTTAGATGCCGTTTTCAGCCCCGTGGTACAATTTGGATAGTGCTTGGCAGGTGTGGTAAGGGTGCCTAGTTCGGAACGCCCCTGAGGCTTTGTACAAGGTTTAGAACGGCGCTCAGAAGCGCCAATTCCGGCGTTTCCCGATAGGGATAGTGCGACAACCTTCTGAGCGTCGTTCTAATAGGCCATTATGAAAATTGATAAAGATCGATTTTTTGTTACCGCCGATACGCATTATTCACATAGGAATATCTGTAGCTCGACTACGGAATGGATGGATAAGGACACTCGACAATTTGCTTCAATTGACGCTATGAATAATACTATCGTTAATAGGATCAACGAGAAAGTTCCTCATGATGGTGTCCTCTTCCATCTTGGTGATTGGTCCTTCGGTGGAATTGCTAAGATCGCAGAATTCCGTCATAGACTAAATGTTCGTGAAATTCATTTGATTTTAGGAAATCACGATCATCATATGGAAGCTGGCCGTGAACTGGATAATTTCACGTCAGTACAATATTATAAAGAAATCACAGTAAATAATCAACTCATCATTTTATTCCATTATGGGATGAGAGTATGGCGACATAACTACAAAGGATCTTGGCACTTATACGGTCATTCACATGGATCACTTCCTTCGTTCGGACAATCCATGGATGTAGGTGTGGATACTCATGATTTTAAGCCATATTCATTCGGTGATTTACAAATTTTGAAAAAGAACAAAATAGAAATTGTTGATCATCATGAATAAAGTAGAACTTGTAATCCGTTAACGGTTGTGCTACGCTGTATTTGCCGTTAACAACTTCGTCAATTGCATACAATCAAGAGGTCAACGATGGGTAATCGTATCGACAAAGTTTTCTATGATGATATGAGTGATGTAACTCACGCATATAAGAACTGGGATTCTGTTGTTCTAATTGAAAAAGTTGAAGAAACAGACGAAGAGGATGATGAAAATGATGATGACGAATTATAATCTATCTGAGAAGGGGAAGAAGCGGATATTCGATTCCCTCCTCAATTCCCTCGATTGCGGTCAATGCTTCGTCCTTGTTTCTGCATTGACAAATAATGGAGAGATATTACGTGGAACAGCTTCAATGGATATGCGCTGGGATAAGATTACTAATATAGATCTTAGAGATGTTGAGGATGATGAGGTATACTCATTCCCAATTGAGAAATTATATGAAGCATGGTGGAAAATCACCTCTCGTCAATTGGATAAACATGAAAAACAACATTGTCATTTAGATTACGCTAGACGGATATCATCATTAGGATTCGATCCTGAGAATGCTGATACGGATGCATATGACGATGATATTCTTGTTCAGGTCGCTGTCTTTGGTGAAGTGATTTACGGATAAAATAAGACTTGCAATCAGCTAAAGCCTGTAGTAAGCTGTATAAATAGCGCGGTAGGGTAATTCGTTAACGGCACTCTAGCTCCGAAAGGACGAGTTATTTGTGATTTGTTACACCGACAAACATAAAATTCCTTTCCAAATTGATGATGACGATTTTGTGATCATCTCTAATTATACTTGGCATGTGAATTCAGGATATGTGAAAACTCATATCCGTACAATTACAGGCCAACGAACAATTTCTCTTCATCTCCTTCTATTAGGAAAAGCTCCAGAAGGAAAAGAATGGGATCATGAAAATAGGGATCGATTAGACAATAGACGTGCAAATTTACGGATTATCACACATCTCGTAAATATGCAAAATCGTCCTAAACAGGTTAATAATACTTCTGGGGTTAAAGGAGGGAGATTTCAAAATGGAAAGTGGTATGTAGAAATAAGAGTAAATGGAGAAATTCTTCAAATTGGAGAATTCATTAACTTAGAAGAAGCTATAGTCGCACGAGAACAAGCAGAACAATTCTATTGGAAATAGTTCCTAGTACCGAAAGGACGGAAACAATGTTTTTGAAAATCAAGATACTCCAGCACGGCAAGAAAGTCAGAGAAGTTACGGCACCACTCGCAAGCGATCCTCCCTATGACGTCCTCCGTAAGTTATTCGAAGCGGAGACAACTCTCAATTCTCTTCCCTGTAATTTGCGCGTTCACATCTCTGTAGAAGAGGAGACTAAGAATGGGTAAACGCGCTCATATTCCTACAGCTTCCGTTAAGGAAGACTTCTACGTTCGTCAACATACGAATGACGATCACGTAATCCATCTCGCTGGCCTTATTCGAGATGGGGTTAAACTCCCTCCTATTTTGGTGACAAGAGAGGATGTTGTCATCGATGGTCGACATCGTCTTCATGCCCACAGGCTTTGCGATAAAGCCGGTATCGAAGTTGAGTATGTCGATGATACTGATAAAGGTTCAATCATCGCCCACGCACTACGGGCGAATGTTGGGGGTTCTCTCCCTCCTACTAATGCAGACATCATCTATGCTATTACACAGATGATCGAGACTGGTATGCCCGGTTCGGTTATCACCAAACAATTTCAATCCGTTTGACCTCCTGCTGTAGTTCGTCGTTACTACAGTGAAGCACAATCACAACTCACGAAGAATAGAATTATTAGGGCAAAGGGCGCTGTTCTTGAAGGTAAGACTATTCAAGAAGCAGCCACTATCCACAAAATCAAACTCGAAACGCTCAAGACTGCTATTCAAGGCAGTAAGAAGAGGAAAATCGATTCCGCTGAAATCAAGGGGAATTTGACCGGTATCTTCCGTAGTCGTGGTGGTAAGATGGGTGGCGTAATGAAGCGAGTCACCCAAAGGTTTGAGGACGGTGAAATTTCCTGGAAAACCGTCGAGATAATCCTAGACCATCTCGATTCTTTGAACAAGCAAACGGAACGTTCAGTGAAAGATTGGCGTAAGCGTCTCGAGGCGAAGGCCGGAAGAAAGAGGAAAGAAGATGCCGCTTAAACTAACGAAGGAAGAATCGACTCGTAAATCTACATTCGAAGATCTTCTTCGAAAGGCAACTGAAAATCTGATCTCGTTTCCAGACGATGATACAATGGAAGCCTATAACGATGTAAGTTCAGATTTGACTAGTTTCCTCGATGAAATAGCTAGTAGGTTACGAGATGAATACGATGAGAAAAGCGAGAAATGGCAGGAAAGTGACGCTGCCATGGAAGTAGATCAGCTCATCGAAAATTGGGAATCTTGCAGTATCGATCTAATCGAGGATGTGGATGATGTGGATGAAGATTCCTTAAATTCCACACTCGATATCTTCGAAAATCTCCCTGAGGACATTGAATGATGGTAACTTTAAAGGGATATTTCTCATTATCCACAGCTAAACTTCGTAAAGAGCTTAAGGATCCTAAGACAACTAGAGATAACCGTTGTAAGATCTATGCAGAGCTCTTACGGCGTAAACATTATGGAAGAGAAGGTGGAAATTGAAGAGATTTTATTGTAGTACGTGTGATAGGACGATTCGTGTAAGGAAACTCCCTGAAGATGTTAAGCCGGTCATAGATGATATGACTGGCAAAATTATTGGATATACCCCCGGTAACTGTAGACATCACACGGATCCACGTCCTCGTCGTGAAATTAATGGTCGTGTGAGATCTAAGCATGTGAATGTTTCGAAAAAGAAATTATCTGCAACTGTTCAGAAGAATAAGAGCAAAAAATGAAGATGATACCCGCTCATTTTATCGAAAATTTCATAACTGAAATGAATACAGGGAACTATGATCCTGAATGTTCGGATCTAGAAATGCTCAGTAGACTTATTCGAAAATATCACCCAGAACGTCCATGTCAATATCGTCTCGAATGTATTGAGACGAGTCGATGTCCTAAAGAGATTTCATGCGATAACTAGGAGTTTTTATATGAAAGAAATTATCTTTCCTAGAAAAACCATAGTTATTGGAGAATGTCTTGCAATTGTCTGTACAAAGATAGGTAAAGATATATTAGCTCAACTTGGAGAACCTATTACTCATCGTAGATCTTGGATTAGATATGAAGATGAGAATTGGCGCGCTAATAGACTATCTTTTCATCTTAATGTGAAAAAGATTCCTTGTACACCTATAAATAGAAAAGAAGGATTTATTCTACATACATGTGATCATGACTGGTGTGTAGAACCTTCTCATCTCTATGAAGGAACTCAGAAACAGAATATGATGGATATGTGTGCAAGGCACCCTACAATAGGAATTTCTCGATCAGAGAACATGATGGGGAATAAGATAGCAAAACAGGAGAATACTTTAGAGGAATTAAAGCCTTGGGAAGCTCTGAATATGAGTAGAAGCACTTGGTATAGATATGGGGATAAATCATATAAATTGAAAGGATCTAAATGTTAAAACCGATTTGTTGTAAATGTCAGAGATTCTTCCGTGTCAAGAAAAATGGATATCGTTTTATTGAAGCGATGCCTAAACCGGGTGAGCGTCCTAAACCTGGAATAGAGGAAAATGAGAAATGGACACCATATAAACTCTGGGTAGGAGATCTTTACGAATGTCAGGGATGTGGTTCTCAGATAGTATCAGGATTTGGTAATGCACCTATCAGTGAACATTACATGCAGGATTTTAAGGAATCTGTAACATTCGCCGAAAAAGCAACAAATGATAATCGTCAACTTCTTCAAGTGAATGATTGCTAATATGGTTCAAACACTTTTACTAGGAATCATGATTGGTGCTGGTCTAGTCCTTGGGGCTATAGGTCTATATCAGATCTTAGTCACAAAAGGATATACAATTGCTATCGAATTATACGAAGCTGGATGGACCGTCCAAGAACTCAAACAACATAAGAAGACTGCAATGGTCCTCCCATGGATTCAACGTCAACGAGAGACTGGCAAAGCTTCATGATTGAATTCATCTATCCATTTAAACGAGATGATGTGGGTGCTATAACTTTTCATCTCATAGTCTTAGACTATGTAGGGCCAGGTGAAAAATCTTGTTATGATTATCATCAAGTCTTAATAGCTCTATTAGGATTCGGGATCTGTTTTCAATGGGATTAATATGACATTAAAAGAAGCGATTAAGATCTTAGTCGAGGATGAATCTATAGGTGATTTCATTTATAACATACGTGAACGAGCCTTAGATTCTGAATTTGAAGGAAATTCATGGGATCATCCTAGAGTGATCAGATATAGTAATGCAGTCGAAAGATTGAAAGAAGAATTAAAGAAGTAAAAAGTGTCTAAACATCATCCTAGACATGGATTAAGTTGGACTTCAGAATATAAATCATGGTCAAATATGATTCGACGATGTTATGTCCCGAAATGTAAAGGATATGAAAATTACGGAGGAAGAGGTATTATTGTCTGTGATCGTTGGTTACAAAGTTTTCTTAATTTTCTACAAGATCTTGGAGAAAAGGTAGATCCATTAGGGACATTAGAAAGAATTGATAATAATGGAAATTATGAACCAGGAAATTGTAAATGGGCATCTATTGAAGATCAAGCAAGAAATAGGAGACGTCCAAAACCTCAAGGAAAACGACCATTTAATAAATGTTCTCTATGTCATCAAGTAGGACATAATATCAATACCTGTAAATTGCTCGGGCAAAAAAATTTTTAAAAGACTTAATTATTCCTTGCATATAGCTTAAACCTATGCTAAGCTGTATTCGTTAGCTGGCGGAATTAGCCGCTTAGCCATTTTAAAGGTAGAAAACAATGAAGACTCTGAATTTCAACAAGGCTCACAAGAACGGTTGGCTCAGCTACAAGCTCCAGGGAGTTCCCGGTGCTGTATTTATCGACAAGCGTCACCTTACTCCCGAGGCAGTCGCAAATCCTCCGGCGACTCTCGAAGAGGCGTTGAATGCTCTTGTGGAGCCGGGTGCTGATGCTTCAGCGGCTGCTGCCGAGAAGACGGCGAAGCAGATTGAGCGAGAGGCTGCGAAGGCTCTCAAGGCCGAGGCTTCCGCGAAGAAGGCTACGGAGCGTCTCGAGAAGCTTCAGGCGTCGGCTGCGGCGGCTCAGGCTCGTGCGGATGCTGCGAGGGCAAAAGCGACCGGCGGAGCCAATGCTCCGCAAGGTGGCGGCGACTCAGCGTCGGCGTAGGATTTCATAACTGACCGGGATATTGTTTATTCTTATCCCGGTCAGTCCGTCGTTTGGATTTATTGTGATAGTCTACACGAATAAACATAAAATTCCTTTCATAATCGATGATGAAGATTATGAAAGAGTTAAACTCTTTTCTTGGCATATTCATAATGGATATGTCACTAGAAGTTTAAGTCGACATGAAGGAGATGGTTGTCAAACTCTTCATCTATTTCTTCTAGGTTATGCTCCCAATGGATTAATTTGGGATCATGAGAATCAAAATAAATTAGATAATAGAAGAAAGAATATTCGTGCAGTAACCATCTCTGTTAATGCTAGAAATTCAAAAACACAGAAAGAGAATACAGGTATTCATTACGATATTAATAGAGGAAAATACGTAGCTCAAATTCGCTTAAATAAGATTCATCATTGGCTTGGTTATCACGATACTTTAGAAGCAGCTTTAGAAGCTCGTAAAGAAGCTGAAATTAAATTAGGATTTAAAATAATTTAATTTAGGGCTTGCAATCGGCTTTTGCTTGTGTTACCGTTATTACATGGGCGGCAAACAAGCCACTCACCAGTTATTTGAAAACTTAAACAGATTAAGATTCGCGGTTACAGTCTATGCTTACATGCTTACTAGCTCACTTGGTAGAGCATCTGACTCATAATCAGAGGGTAGATGGTTCGAGTCCATCGTTAGCAACCGAGAGGTTGAGCATAGCGACTTGCCGCGATAATTCTTGAAGAGGGATAGCCAAGAGGTTTAGTCTCGACGGATATAGGGGCTACGCAAATTCAAAGCCGTGACTCCCTCTTCATTCAACATTCTCAGTTACTTATGTGATTACATGTAATCTAGGTTCGAATCCTAGTCCCCACGATGAGTAGTTATTTTGACTATTCATCGTGGGGATGGCGGAATTGGCAGACGCAACAGCCTTCGGAGCTGTCTACTCAAAGCTCACATTGACTTGCTGAGATACAAGTTTAGGAGTTACCATATAAGCATACATGTATGCCCATCACCATCTCCTTAAGATCATATTCTATGTGATCTTAAGGGGCCGGTCAGATGGGCTACATCGACCGGCTCAACACAAACTGCTTATTGACTTGCTCCTAATATGATTATCTATACTAACAAGTATAAGATGCCGTTTGAAATAGACGAAGAAGATCATGAATTAGTTTCTCAATATTCATGGTGTCTTGACTCAAATGGTTATCCTTTCACCAACGTAAGACACTATACACCAAAAGGGTCACGTTGGGATGGTTCGAATTGGTATAGGTATATGACAATTCGTTTGCATGAATTTCTTCTTGGTAAGGCTCCAGAAGGATTTGATTACGACCATATAGATAGAAATAAATCAAATAATCGTAGAAAGAATATAGAATTAGTAACTAGTGAAGTGAATGGTCGTAATAAGTTTATCTCGATACGTAATAAATCGGGATATCCTGGAGTTCAGATTAAAGAAAACGGAAGATATAAAGTAACTCTTAGACAAGGTAAGAAGATGCTTTGTTTAGGAACTTACGATACTTTCGAGGAAGCTGTCTCTGCTCGCAGGTTAGCAGAACTCAAGTATTGGGGATATAATTATAGAGTTTGAGAGTTACATTGGAAGATACATGTCAGCATCGACTACGGATGCTTCCACGACTTACTCTCAATTAGATTGGGGTTACTTCGAAAGTTACATGTCCATTGTAGGCAAACAATACTTTCGTGACTTGCCCCATAATATCTCAACTCGATAAAGGATAGATACATGGAAAAAGGATTAACGAAACAACAAATCATCTCACAGCTCGCCAAATCTCCTCACGGTAAGCTCGAGGAGTATCTAGAAGTCGGGCTCCCCGCAGCTAAACAAGACATCGAATTCTTCTCCCGTCTTGCTGGATGGACGTTCGATAACGGACAAGTTCGCGATGCTAAAGTCGCGCTTCCTGTCATTCTCCTCTCGACTAAGCCGGATGCTGATCCGTATGGTCAGCATGGGGCTGCACTCCTTGCAGGACTGGATCCTCGTAACTTCTTACGTTCGATTGAATTCGCACGTACAACGCCGCAATTGAAGCCGGCGTTCAAAGTTCTGAAGCGTCTCGCTACTCGCTATTTAGTTGAGCGTGAGAAAAGTCGAGAATACTGGAATGGTGCTGTCGTTCAGCATCGTACTTCCATGAAGTCTCTCTACGTCATGACGCGATATGCTCCTGGTGGGGCAAAGGAATCCTATGAGGATTTAGTTCTCTTCAAGGAACGATATCCTGTTGGTTCCGTATTCGAAGTTGTTCGTGACTTAGGGAAGATGACTCCTCGAGATGCTGTGCTGGCTGTTCAAAAGCATAGAATCCCGTTCTTGATCGCTTTGCCAGCTCTTGGTGGAAAGCTCAAGGATACCGAAGT